GCCGCCGAAGCCGAGAGAGAGCACCGGCACCTTGCCGTGGCTCTGCCGCTCCGCCTTCGTCACCGCCTCCGCCGGCTTGCCGAGCAGCTCGCCGGCGGTAATCATGTAGATGTCGGGCAGCGACGGGTCGGCGTCGTTGGTGCGGAAGATGTCGAGCACCTTCTCCGCCCCCGGCGAGGCGGCAAGCCAAGGGAGGACGCGCGCCTCGATCGCCGACCAGTCGCCCCAGACGAGGGTCTTGCCCTTCGGGGCGATGAAGGCCGGCCGGATCAGCATGCCGAGCGTCTTGCCGATCGGCGGCCCGAAGGCGGCGAGCTGATCTAGGAAGCTGTCGTCGAGCTGGAGTATTCGTCCTGTTGGCGTCATCTGCGACACCCCGGAACCTGCGCAACAGGTGTTTCGTTGCCGTCTTCGTCGATCTCCAGCACCGCGATAGGCTGGCCAGTGCGCTTGAAGAATTGGCGCGCGCGGCGAAGCGCCCGCTCGAAGGTGTGAAAGGATCGGGTGCCGCCAACAGGGATGCGCCATGTGGTCATAGTGGTTTCGGCCCTCCGATGTGGTACTGGTGGCAGAACGGGCAGCGATAGGGCGCCAGCCCGCTCTTCCGCCGCTTCTTGCCTGGGCGATGGTTGCGAAGGCGCAGCACGCGCTGCGCCTCGCTCATGGTCTTGTAGACGGGCTTGCCGAAGCAGGCCGACGCCTCGTGCTCCTCACTGCTCATTCCCACACCCACCCTTTGTGTTCCAGGTATGCCTCGGCTACAGCTTGCGCGACGATCGGGCTGATGGTTTCACCGTAGGCGCGCAGGCGTCCCACGCGGCCGGGTACCCCATGAGCCAGCGGGAATGTGCCGGGTTCAACCGGGCGCCAGCGAGGTCCGCCAGGGTCGTCGCAGTAGACCCAGTCAGCAGCTCCCCAGCTACCGTTAACCGGGCCGGGCCGATGTTCCAGACCGCGTCCGTCAGCGTCACCCCCGCGTGATGTTTGCTCTCCGGGTTCGAGCGCCCGCTCGTCGCGTTGCGGCTGCCTGCACTGTCCGTTGCCGTGGGCGTCGGCCAGCCCGCCAGCGTCGCCGCTTGGATCAAGTCCTGCGGCGTGCCCTTCCGCACGATCTCGCGCATCGCGACCTCGGGCGTCCTGATGTTCTTCTCGCCGTCCGCCGAGCGCGTCGTCGGCCAGCCTGCCAACCACACCACCCTGCCAAGCAGCGCGTTGATCGGCACCGCTGCCACGAAGGCTCCGTCCTTCCAGTCGCGCGCTGTCGGCGTCGGCCAGCCGCTCGAAGGTGAGCCACTGTCGCTGGCGGATGTGCGGAGCGCCGAAGCCCGCAGCGCATAGATCAGTCGCCCCGCCGGCGTAGCCCGCTGCTTCCATGTCAGCTTGTACAAGGTCGAGCCAAGCGAGGCCGTCGCCGCCTGAAACCTGCTCGCCAAGGAGGACATCAGGGCGGCACTGCTCGATGAGCCAGTGCTGGGCAGGCCAGAGGTGCCGCTCGTCAGCAAACCCTGCTCTTTTGCCTGCCGCGCTGAAAGGTTGGCAAGGGCAACCGCAGGTCCAGACGCGTCCCGCCTCGATAGGCCAACCGGCGCGTTCGAGGGCGAGCCCCCAGCCGCCGATGCCTGAGAAGAAGTGGGCGCGGTCGAACTCGGCGACTTCGCTGGGTAGGACATCTTCTATGCTCCTCTCGTCCACAACGCTGTTGCGCGGGAGGTGGCCTGCTGCCACCTGCTGCTCGTGGTGGCACATCTCGTGAACGAGGGTGGAGAGGACGTCACGGTCGCTGCGGCTCATCGTCTCCGGGTTGAGCGCGATCTCGTGGACCTTCAGCTTCTTGTCGTCGCGATGGCCGAAGCGCTCCGGCCAGAAGTAGCCATGGGCGTTCTTTTTCCGGTGGATCAGGATCATCACCGGCGGCAGGCGGCCTTCGAAAAGCTGGGCGTTGAAGTGGTCGAAGGCAGTCTGCAGCGCGTTGAAGCTGGCGGCAGTCGGCGCAGTGGCGGGGCTCGGCATTCGCATTCTCCTCTAGGAAAGCAGGTGCTTCGGTGCCTGTTGTAAGGTACCGAAGCGGTACCGTCAATAACTTTCTACGGTGATTACAGCTTGAACTCGCCGTTCTCCCGCTGCCGCTGGTGGATGTCGCTCCAGTCGGTCGGCTCCGGCGCCGGCGGCAGCGGCGGCTCCTCCATGCTGTCGGGGTAGTACAGGTAGTCCAGCGGGTGCGGCCGGGTGGCAGGCATGCGCCGGTCGGCTCGCCCAGCCGGGAAGCCGAGCAGGAAGCCTGCGCAGGCGCCGGCGCCGAAGCCCAGGGCGAGGAAGAGGATTTCGCTTTCCATGTCAGTCGATCTCCAGTTGGTTGATGAAGTCGATCGCGTCAACCTCACGGCCAGGGTGCTCCTTGTCCGTTAAGGAAGCTCTAATCAGGTTATGGATTTGCACGTCGACCGACGAGAAGCGACCGGTCTGCTGCGCGCCGTTGAAGCGGTACTGTCCCTTCAACCGCCCGTCGTCGTGGCGGTCCAGGATCTTGCCGAACTTGGCAGGCGTCGCGGAGGCGCCGAAGCTGCGAGCGTAGGCGATCTGCAGCAGCTCGTACTCGGCGTCGGTGAGCCCCTCCTGCTCGTCGAGCTGCTCGAAGAAGGCGATGTAGCGGCTGAGGCGCTCCTCGGCTACGGAGAGCTTGCCGGCGACCAGCTCATCGCTCTCGCTGCCCTCCTCTTCATCCTGCCAGGTCTTGACCAGTGTGTCGCGCGCTTTGCCGCTGCGACAGCGATCGTAGAGCCACTGAGCGATCCGCTCACGCTGCGTTGGCGCCGTGATCTTCTTGTCGGTCAGCGCGGTCAGCTGGCGGCTGAGGCGCTGCTGGTTGGCCTGGGCGATCAGGTCGGCGCGGTAGCAGAAGTCGACGTCGACGGCCATGCCGCGGTCGTTGATCCGCTCGCTCACCCAATACTCGCCCCACTCCTGGCGGCTGAGCGGCCGCGTCGCCTTGAAGACGGCGCGCAGCTCGTCGATGTCCTGCCCACCATAGCTCTTGAAGCGAGCCCACTCGGCAGGGTGCGTCTGTGGCGTGGCGCCAGCGGATGCCTCTCCGCCTACCCACGTCTTGCTGTCGCCTACGTGCCAGCCGTCGGCGCCGGTGAAGAGCTTTATGAGGTTCTTGCCATCGTTCTGTTTGCCGCCGCGGCCGATAAAGCGGGAGGCGCCCTCGAGCTTGCCGGGGAGATTGGAGGCGAGCGCCTGCGCCATCGCGTCAATCGCCATCTCCGGTCGTACGACACAGTGGGGGATGGTGTTGAGCATCAGGCGATCGAAGGCCATGTTCCAGGCGACGAACCACGCCTTCCCTGCCTTGGCGCGCTCCCAGAAGCGGATCAGCGCCTCGTCCATGTAGCCGTAGGCCCAGACGAAGCGGCGGCTGACGTCGAAGTCCTTGAAGGCGCGGATGCTTACTGGCCCGTCGCCGATGGCGTACTGCACCATGATGACCCGCGCGCCACGCGCGTAGCGGTAGGCGCCACAGTCGGTGACGCTCTCGTCGGGCGTGCCGGCAGTGTGCGGCAGCGCCTTCGTCTCGGTGTCGATGAAGCAGTAGTCGCTGATGTCGTCGGATAGGGTGCTGCTCATTTCTCAAATGCCACGCCAAGTTGCGCCTCTCGAGCGTTTCGCAGGGCCTGCACGCCAGTGCGGCCGGCCGCGAAGAGAACCATCCCGTCAGCGGGGCTAGCGCCTTCGGTGCCGTCGGGGCGGATGAAGCGAGGTTTCCCGGCGATGAACAGAAGTGCGTCGCAGCGCATTGCTGCCTTCTGCCACCAAGGCGCTGAGGTGCGGTCGGCGGCGATCATCACACCATTGCCGTGGTTGAAGAACTTGTCGTGCCACGGGGCAACGCCGTTGCGCCGCTCGCTGAATGGCGGGTTCATCCAGACGAAACCAGACCAAGGACGCTCTAACCCACACACCGACATGGCGTGGCTGCACGGGCAGAACGTGGTTTTCCGCCAATCCGGCGGGGCGGCTACCGCCCAATCGAAGGCCACCCCCATCGCGTCGAATATGTAGCGAGGCGTGTACCACTCGTTGGAGCGGCCGCCTGCCGGTGCGTTGCCTGTGTAGACCATGAAGTGCTCCTCTTCGTGCGGGGGAGCCCGCCGCGGCGCGGCGGGCTCGAGATGTCAGAGCCCGAAGCGGCGACGACGGCCGCCTTCGAGCGACGTCACTTCGCTAGGACCATCAGTCTGCGGGTCGCCAACCGTGTGCGGCTCCGGGGTAGGCTCCCCGGCAGGCGCAGGCATGGTGTCGGGGACGCGCGTGGGGTCATCCGGGGTCAGGGCGGGCATCGGCGTCTCGGCCTTCGCCTTCCGCGGGCGGGTGGCCGTCGACCCCTTGGCCTTGGCCTTCTCGGCGGCGCGCTGGGCCTCGGCCAGGTCGATGTCGAGCTGCTCGATGGTGTTGAGCAGGAACTCGATCTGCCGGTTCTTGCCGGCGAGCTGGGCCTGCAGGTCGATAGTGTCGAGATAGAAGGTGGTTTTCATAGGGAACTGATCTCCTCTTTAGGTTGGTTCCTCGTGGCCGGCGGCGCACGCGCCGCCGGCCCAAAGCAACCTGCCCAGATCAGGCGCGGCGACGGCGGCGGCGTTCGCCCGTGTCGCCGTTGGCGGCCTGCTGCGGCTGCTCTGCGGGCTCTTCAGCCTGCTCCGGCTCCGGCTCCGGTGCCGGGGCCGCGCGACGACCTGTGCCCGTTGTGGTGGTGGGCTTGGCTTCTGGCTCCGCCGGCTCCTCGGCGACACCGTCCATCGACAGCCACTTGCCGATGGCGAACTCAGGGACGTAGGTCTTCCCCCAAGTCTTGTTCTGGTAGTGGTCGCTCTTCAGCTCGATCAACGGCACCGGATGCGCCGGGTCGTCGTCGAGCTGCTTCATGATGGCCGCGATAATCTGCTCCTTCGCGGCGCGAAGACCGCCGGTGGAGGAAGGCTTGTAGATCACCTGCTCCCCTTCGTCGGCGCCATTCGTGCAGCGCAGCTGGATGGACATGACGTCCACCCACGGGTGCCCGTAGTCGGGGAGCGTCGCCTTGTTGACCGCCGGCTCGAACATGGAGACCAGCACCTCGCCTAGCAGCTCGGGTGTATCCTTGCTGCCCTCCGGGATCTTCTTCCAACAGATGAAGCCGTGCTGCAGGGAGAGAGGATTGGCCGCCCAGAGGGAGCCCTCCTCGACTTCGATATTGTCGGCGCCGTAAATCCAGATGCCGTCCTTGCCCATGCGGAGGATCGACTCGCCGCCCTTCACATGTACAGCAGTCTGGACATTCTGGAGGCCGGCCTTCAGGTTGGCGATCGAGGCGAGAGCGCCGCCGGCGGCGCGATTTGCAATGGTATTCATCGTGTCAGTTTCCTTGTTGCGTTTCAGCTCTGGTAGTCTGCGCGTTGGTTGCCGCGGTGCTTCAGGCTTACGCCCTACCCGCTGGCCGTGCTCGAGACGCGCCCCTCGAACCCCTACAGGGGGTGGTGCTGGTGCCGCCTAGGAGGCGACACCGATCTGTTTGAGCTTCTCCGCCATGTCGGCGATGGTGGTGGCGGTGGCCTTGACAGCCTCCCGCCCATCCGTCTCCGGGGCGATGGTGGTGCCGGAGGATACCCCCGGCTTCACGTACTTTTCAAGGAGCTTGAGGGCCTTCTCGCTGTCCTTCAGCGCCTTGAGAGCGGTGCGCGCCTTGGCCGGGGTGATCGGCTCCATCGGCTTGCGCCGCTCCTCGATCGAGAGACCCTGGCGGGCGAGGAACTGCTCGGCCTTGGCGTCGTCCTCCCAGCTGTCCCAGCCGGCGCGCTTCGGCACCAGCTTGTAGTGCGGGACGATGCCACCTGCCTCCATGAACTCGTGCGCCTGCTTCTGCGCCTCACGGATGTAGGGCTCGACGATCTCGGCCAGGTCGAGCATGGTGGCCAGAGCCTCGGCGTACTCGATCGGGGCAACAGCGAACTCAGCTACCGTAAGCTCGGCGCTGGGCTCGGACTGGGAGGCGCGTAGCTTCAGCGCGCCCAGCTTCTCGGCGATCTGCGCGAGCGCCACCGGCCCGTTGAGGTGGAGCGGGCACTGTGCCTTGCAGGCGGCGAAGTTGCACCACTTGCCGATCTTCAGCGCCGGCTGCTCGCCGTTGACTGCCTCGTCGACAGCAGCGAGCAGGTCCAGTAGGAACTCCTCCAGCTCGTCAATGGTGCCCTCGTACTCGCTGAGCGTCTCCGACGTCCTCGGCTGGCAGATGACGAGATGCACCTTCCAGTTCGGGTCGCTCTCGTCGAAGTATTCCGGGTGGCTGTTGAGGGCGGCGCGGGCGTAGAACGTCAGCTGGTCGTTGCCGAATGTCAGCTCCTCTGCGGGGATGCCGTCCTGCGAAGCTCCGACAGTCTGCTCCTGGACCGTGTAGCTAGCCGCCACCGGCACGCCGGCGCCGAACTTCCAATCCCAGACGACGGTACGCTTGCTCGTGCGGATCAGCACGTCGGCGGTGCCGAAGGCGCCCTCAATCCCCGGCAACTCGACCTTGCTCTCGACGCGGATGAGCGCCTCGTCGCAGCCGTCTTCCAGCATGATCTTGTCGAGGAAGTCGTTGAACATCTTGTAGGCCGGCAGCACCGCATCCATGAAGCGATCGTCGTGGACGCCGTGCTCCTCGAAGATGCGGTCGATCTCCACGTCGTGGAAGAGCACCTCCGCGTCGTAGGGAACGTCGTTGTCGATCAGGTACTCCATGACCGTGTGGAGGGCGGTACCCTCATCGGCGTAGCTGCTCGACTTGTTGAGGCTGCCGCGCAGCTGCTCGGCCTTCTGCTTCTGCACCGCACCGGCGGCCGGCGGCATATTCGCAGCGGCAGCGATCAGCTTGTCCGCTTCCGCGTCGAGCTGCTCCTGCATGCGCTGGATGATACCGTAGTGGCCGGGGCAGTGGAGCATGCGGCCGGCGTTCGAGCCGCCGACGATCGAGCTGTGCTCGCGATCCTGGATGGTGGTGTCAGTCATTCTGCTTTCCTCTTTTCAGCTTTGCAACCATGAGCGCGTAGCGCTCGCCGCGGCGCCCGCCGTAGGGCACCGGCACGACAATCTTCGCGCCGCCTTTACGCGAGGTGCGCTTGTGCTCGTAGGCATCTTCCAGCTCTCGCTGGCTCGATGGCGCCCAAGGCGTGAAGCTAGTCAAGGGCGAAACCCCCGCCACCTTGCGGCTCGAGGCCGCCGGTCTCGCGGTCACTCTTCAGTCGGCGCCCGCGGACCTTGCCGCCGGCAACGGTGAAGCTGCCGATAGCGGGGTCAGGGAGGATGGAGGATGCGCCAGCCGCCGGCTCAGCGCGCGCCGGCCGAGGCGGGTCGGCTGGGGGCGAGCTGGCGGCTGGCACCACCGGCAGCGAGGTGGCGGCCCCGCGCAGGTGATCGAGAATGAGGGTGCGGAGGAGCGCCGAGCGCGTCATGCGCCGCTCGGCCGCCGCCTCGGTGAGGATGGCGAAAACCTCGTCGTCCATGTGAAGCGAGCGCTGGCTGGTCTTGGCGTTCAAGGCAATCTCCTCTATGTGTTGGTGGCGGGGCAGTATGTCTACGGGCCCGTCTCAATACTCGCGCGCCGCCACAGCAGATCGAGGGGCTACCTCGGGACCGCATGAAGAGGAGATGTACATGAGCGAAAAAGAAAGCGCAATAGAGGAGTACCTAAAAAGTTCTGTTGCGGTACTTGGCGGCGGCTGCTACAAGTTCGAGATACGCGGCAGCCGGGGCTACCCCGACCGCATCGTGAAGCTGCCTGGCGGCGATGCCTTCCTCGTCGAACTCAAGCGCCCGAAGGGTGGAGTGACGGCGAAGTTGCAGAAGGTGCGCCACGAGGAGCTACGGGCGATCGGCTGGCGCGTCTACGTTGCGAAGACCAGAGGAGAGATAGATGACATCCTTAACGCTGAAGTGGGGCTCGCTTAAAGGCTGGTCCGGGATCGAGCCAGGCACGCCTGCGCGCGAAGCCTTGGAGCGTTACCACGCTGAGCCTGTGAGCATGAGCGCTATGGCGCAACGCGACACCGACAGCCAGCGGCAGGCGCTGTTCGACGCCGTAGACGCCGTGTATGCGGCGGGCGGTGAAGCTCACAACGACTGGGACGGCACAACTTACGCCACAGCTGATGAGGCCAAGGCGTACATCACCAACTACGACCGCGGCTGATGCGCCAGAAGGCTGATCTTCGCGCCGCCCAGCAGCGCGGTGTCACCGCTCTCTACGAGGGCATCTGGGTCGACAAGCTCGACCCGGATGACACCGCCGGCATGTGCGTCTACCCGATGGGCGCCGGCAAGACGGCGACGGCGCTCACCGCCTTCGAGGAGCTGAAGGCTGACGGTCATGCGCGCGACATGTTCATCCTCGCCCCGAAGCGCGTCGCCCAGCTCGTCTGGAAGGCGGAGACCCGCCAGTGGGCGCACCTCGCCGGGCTGCGGGTCGTCTTCGTCGGCGGCTCTGCCGCGGCGCGGGCGGCCGCCCTGAAGGCGCCGGCCGACGTCTACGCGATCGGCATCGACAACGCGCAGTGGTTCGTCGACTGGATGAAGACGCAGAACCCTGCGCGCTTCTCGAAGTCCGTCCTCTGCATCGACGAGATCAGCCGCTTCAAGAACCCCCGCGGCAAACGCCTGCGCGCTCTCACCCCGATGATGCCGCTGTTCCTGGCACGGTGGGGCCTCACCGGCACGCCGCGCCCGAACGGCTACGAGGATCTCTTCGGCCCGATGAAGCTGCTCACTCGCGGCCAGCTCTGGGGCAAGAGCTTCGATCAGTGGCGGCAGGCGAACTTCTACCCGCTCGACTACAACGGCTACAAGTGGGCGCTCCTACCGGAGAGGCGCGACCGCCTGATGGCTGACGCGAATACCGTCTCGCTGACGATCAGCGCCGAGGACATGCCTGACGTGCCGCCGCTCAATGACGGCCCCGACTTCATCGAGTGGGTCGACATGCCGGCGGAGCTGAAGCCGATCTACAAGGAGATGGAGCGGCACCTGGTCGCCGAGCTGAAGAAGAAAAACAAGACCATCGCCGCCGCCAACATGGCGGTCGCCAGCGGCAAGCTCTGCCAGCTGGTGCAGGGCTTCCTCTACGACGGCGTCGAAGGGCACCAGCGCGGCGTCGAGCGCTTCCATGACGTGAAGATGGAGCGGCTGCTCGAGATGATCGAGGAGGCTGGCGGCGAGCCCGTCATGGTCGCCTACGAGTTTCAGGAAGACCTGGCGCAGCTGAAGGAGAAATTCCCCGGCATCAAGTACCTCGGCGCCGGCGTCAGCGATCGCGGCGCCGAGGAGTTTGAGCGAGCGTGGAACAAGGGCGATCTCCAGGTCGCCGCCCTCCACCCCGCGTCCGCCGGCCACGGGCTCAACCTGCAGTTTGGCGGCTCGCAGCTCTTCTGGTATGGCATGACCTGGTCGGCGGAGTTGTACGATCAGCTACTCAAGCGTTTCCACCGGCCGGGGCAGCACCACCCTGTATGGTCAAGGCCAATCCTCATGCGCGACAGCGTCGACGAGGTGAAGTACGATCGGGTGCGCAACAAGATCAGCGAGCAGGAGGCATTCCGCCGCCTGCTGAAGGAGGTATAGAGGATGAGATTTTCAGCGATACTGGGCGGCCTGATCGCCTCCGCGATGTTCGGCAGCAGCATGGGTACCGTCAACACTCACATGCAACTCGCCCCCAGCTCGGTGCTGCGGCCGCTGCCGCGTCACACCATGTCGTACGGCACAGCCGCACGGCCGGCACGCATCGAGCGGCACAGCGGCGCCGGCGGGCCTGGCATGCACCGCGCCTGGAAGCGCCGCCGCGCGAGCGGGAGGGCGTGATGGCAGACGATCCGGTAGCGCTGACGAACGAGCGCAAGAAGCAGCACGGCAACTGGGAGGACCAGGCTGGCACTGCCAACACGCTGAAGAAGGCAGTGCGCACCCCCGGCTGGAACAAGATGAACTGCATGCAGCAGGAAGCCGTCGACATGATCCTGACAAAGGTGAGCCGCATCGTCAGCGGCGACCCTTCGCATGAGGATCACTGGGATGACATCGCTGGCTACGCCTACCTCGGCAAGGGCGGGCACCGCGATGGCAGCTGAGGCGCCCACGCCCATGCCACCGATCGAGCGGCTCGACGTCTCGCTCGGGAGTGACGGTCAATGTACTGGCTTCCCTGGCGGCGTCGAGGCGTTCAAGTGGGATTGGTCGGCTTGCTGCAGCCTTCACGACGTCGGCGCCAGCGATGGCACGCTGGTCGATTGCGTCGTCTCGGCGGCGCCCGGACTGCCGGCGGTGGTGGTGCTCGCGGCGGTGACGTTGATGGCGCTCTTCCGCCCGCTCTACAATGTCGGGCAGCGATGGGGGTGGTGGCGCTAGCCGCCCAAGTACCAGCGAAGCATAGCCTTCACAGTCTCGCCGGCGTACGCCACAGCAGCGATGAAGCTACCCAACGTCAACGCGCCGGCGCCAGCTAGCGCGACGACGATGTTGCGCACCGTTTTCATCATCCGCAGCACCGGCTCAGCCTCCGCCCGGAAGGCGGCGACGTCCTCGAGCAGAGGTTTGCTGTGATCGTGAAAGTCACGATCGAAGCGGTCAATCTTGTCGCGCGCCTGGACGGCTACGTCGGTGGTCACTTTCAGGGTGAAGCCCACCTCCTGCAACCTCTTCACGGTCTCGTTCAGCACCGCCGCCTGAGCGTCGATCTTCTCGTGGATGATCTGACGGCTTGTCTCTGCATGCGAGACCTGCGCCTCTATGCCGCCGAGCTTATGCATGATGGCGTCATTGGTCGCTGTCATGGGGTGCAACTCCTGTTGGGGCTTCAGCGGCGGGTCATACCGCGCAATCGCTCCAGCAGAGTAGGCTTCGCGCTCTTGCGAGCGGTGGCGATGATCTCGGCAGTCTTCTCGACGGAGGGCGGCAGCGCATCGAGCGGCACCTTGTTACCCTCCTGCGTCACCACCTGCGGCTTCACCGTCGCCCTCCAGCTCATCACCTGGCTGACGACCAGCCCGAAGATGGGGATCAAGGCGCCGAGGGTGATCTCCTTCCAGTTGCCGCTGATGGCCTGCTGCACTACCTGCTGCGTTGTCGGTGGCAGGGAGTTGTAGATACCGATGAGGCTGAGCAGAAAGGAGCCGAGCCAGCCGCCCCAGTCGAGTACGCGACGTCCAAGCCAGCCGACAGTAACACTTGAAAACAAAGTCATGATGTCCTCACAAAAGCAGGATCAGAATGGTGATGGCGCCGAAGGCGAGCGCGGTCCACAGCAGCCAGTTCGACTTGTGTTTCGCCTCCACCGCGCTGTCAGGTGCGGGCGCTGGCGCAGGCACAGGCGCGGGTGTCGGGGCGGGAGCCGGCAGCGATGGCGGTGCCGGAATTGGCGTCTCCTCGTTGACGGCGGCGAGCAGCGCCTTCTCGAAGCGGGCGGCGTAGCCGGCGATGGTGGCGCCGTTCTTCTTGACGTCGTCGTTCACGCAGGCGCGGGCGCCGATATAGTCAGCCTGGGCGGCGTTGATGAAGTCACCGAGCTTTCGCGTGGTGAACTTGCCCTCCATCAGCCCGACAACGAGCACGCGGGCAGAGACCTTCGGGTCGAGGATGGCGTCGGGATCTTTGTCGATGCCGAACTTGGCGTAGTTGGCGCGGCCGGTGAGCTGCGGCCAGCCGCCGCCGCGGAACTTCCAGCCATCGCCGGGCTCGATGTTGCCGAGATCCCGGCGGCCGCCGTAGACCTTCTCCGCCAGGCCGGGCGGGTTCTTGACGAAGGGGGCGGCGGCAGCGGCGCTCTTGAAGCGCTTCGGCCACACCTCAATGATGCGGGCGGCGGTGCTGTAGTTGAGGTTCTCCCGCACCGGCTCGAACTTTGCCTCGTGGAAGCCGGTGGCAAGGCAGTAGGCCAGCTTGCGCAGGTCGCCGTCGCCGTGAGCCTCGAAGGCTTCGATCGTGCCGTTCAGCCCTTCGACCTGGTTCTGGCTCAGCCGGTTTCCAGGAAACATCGGCCGTACTGCGTCGAAGAAGTTCATGGCGGGTCGCTCCTCTGCGGTATGCGGGTACCGTTCTACCCTGCTTTTGCCGCGTTGTCGAGCAGCGCCTCAAGCTCATCCAGGCGCCCGAAGATGCGCGCCGTCTGCTCGCTGGGAGGCGGGTCTGCCTCGAAGGGCTCCGTCTCCGGCTGCTCTACTGGGCGGATGGTCTCTCCCTTCGCCTCCCATGCGGCAAGAACTTGGCGCCCGATGTAGGAGGGGTCGTCGTCGAACTCGTGGATGTCGTCGTTGATCCACATGCGGATGCGTGCCTGATCCTCGTCGTTGTCAGGCATGAGGTACTGGGCGTCGTGGACCTGCATCTCCGGCAGTCCCCACTTCAGGGGGTCGCCGATGACCTTGATCGTGACGAAGCCACCGTTGAGCCAGCGCACCTCGCCGCGGTGATCTGCTTCGATCCTCCAGCGACCGTCGGTGATGTCGAAGAGCGCGACCGTCTTGTCACCGGTGCTAGGCGCCGTCGTCCGCGTAGCGTGGCCGGGCACCAGCCAGACGTCGGGTTCGAGCGGGCTGGGGTCGCAGAGGCCGCCGCCGACGTGCTCGAAAGTGACGGGGTCGTAGGAGTAGTAGGGCGGGGCTGGGCGGTCGGTCCACCAGGGCATGGCGGTTCTCCTCAATACTTGATGCAGACGAGCTTCGCCTTGTTGCGCGGGCGGTTCTCGGTGCCGGTGTTGGCGTTGACGGTGATGGTGTGCGTGTGGGCGCCGTTGGACGTAGTCGTCAGGGTCGGACTGCTATTGGAACTGTCGGCCGATGAGGGGCGGAAGACGCTGGTGGCTGCCGGGTTGAGACCGTAGCGACCAGCGGCCGAGTAGGTGTGCGTGTGGGCGCCGGAGCTGCTCGAGGAGGCGGTGTGGGTGTGGGCTCCCACCATCTCGCTCTGGGCGCTGGCGATCGTGCGGCCGCTGTCGACGCCGCGGCTGTCGTCCAGCCCCCGGAAGAACTCGCCACGGCTCTCCGGCAGGTTGAAGGTCGTGCTGCCATCGCCGACACCAAAGGTCGTGCCGATGACGGCGAACAGGTCTGCGTATGTCGTACGACTTACCGCCGCGCCGTTCTCCTTGAGACCGCCTGTCGGGGCGCTGGTGCCGTTGAAGAAGAAGGAGGAGCCTACCGGCAGCTTGGCTGCCTCGAGGGCGGCCAGCACGGCGCTGACGTCGCCAGCAGCGGCGGCAGCGTCCAGCGCGCTCTGCGCGGACGCGGCAGCGCTGCTGGCTGAGTTGCCAGCCTGGGTGGTCGCCGTTACCGCGGAGGCAGCGGCGGCTGCCTGCGACACCACCGCAGCTGCAGCGGAGGCCGCCGCAGCCGTGGCGAATGCAGAGGCATCAACCGTGTCCGGATTGTCTGGGTCTTCGATGCTGTTCTCTAGCGCCGTGCCGGCCGCGTTCCATATCAGCGCCTTACGCGCCTCCGGGGTCGGAAGCACCGCCGAGATGCCGACAGCATCCACCGGCAGCACCATGCGGCGGGCGAGCTGCGAGCCGAGGTACTGTAGGCGGCGGCCGATGGCGTCGAGCGCCAGCTCATAGATGCGACCAAGGGTGCCACCGCTGCTCAGGTCGCTACCCTGGTCCATCGGCGGCTCGTGCTCGACGGTGAAGGTGTCGTATAGATCGGCGAGCAGCAGGTCCGCGTCGATGGTCACGTCGACACCGGCGATGGCGTCGAGATCACCGGTATCGCCAACGCCGTCGAGCGTGTAGTCGACGCCGTTGGTGAGCAGTACGTCGTCGCCATAGACTTTGACGTGGCTCGCCTCTTCGGCGTTCGCCGGCAGGTTGAGCGGGTTGGCGAAGCCTGTGGCTGAGACGGTGTTGCGTTGGGTGACGACAGTTTCGGTCATAGCCTGCGGCCTATCTTAACGTGGAAGGAGAGGTATCCTAGTCCCGTGCTGTTTGCGATCAGTCCTGTATCACCCGGCACATAATCTCCGTCAGCTTCATGAGCCGGAATACCCGCCCTTCGATCTTGGCCTCAACGCCGGCCATTTTGCCAAACATCACCCGGTCACCGATGTTTACCGTCATCGAGGTTTGCTCGTCGCCCGGTCCAACGGCCTGCACTATGCCTTGCATCGGACGGTCGCGGGCCGTGTCAGGTATGATGATCCCACCCGCCGTCTTGTTCTCATCGGGGATGTCACTTATGAGCACGCGTGCACCCAAGGGTTCAATCTTCATCTAGCGTTCCCTAATATACGAGCACAGGGCCGTCACCGCCGTGCCAGAGGTTGTGGTGATCCGGATATTGCCGCTGTTCACGTCGAGATCGAGCGTTGAGCCGTTCTGCGTCTTGTTGTGGATCACCGGGGTAGAGCCGCCGATGATCGTAGCAAAGACCCCATCCTGATTTGTGCTCAGTCGCGTGCAGCTCACTTTCCAGATCGCGTCTTCGGTGGTTGCTGAGAACAGCGCCACAGGGGCTGCCGATGTCGGCGTCTTGGTCGCCTTCATGTACTTCCCGAAAATGTTCGGATTGTCGTTCCCGGACATTTCCAAGGTGCGGTGGTTACGGAAGGTCGATTGCGGCGAGATATTCACCACAGCATCGGCATCAGCGACAACCAACCCGTAGAGGCCGTAACCGTTCTGGAACTCCCAAGTGACAGTACCGTCAGAAGCGGAGCCGGTGGTATGCGTCGGGGCCGTCGCGCCCGATGTCCCGGTCGTGGTCGCCTTATAGAGTTTGTTGGCGTTAACGCGATAATCCCCTGCCGTGTAGGCCGTCGCAGTTACCCACGCAGTTCGATCTGCGTACACGTCAGTTGGATAGGTATCCCCCTCAGCGGTCACGTCCAACGTGATCAGGTCTGCACCGCTGGTGATATACACGTTCGAAGACGATGCCGACGCGGTGTTCGCGGCCCGGTTAGGGGCAATCAACTGGCCGTGCGCACGAACGTTATAGGCCGTTGACCCGAACACAAGGTTCGATCCTCCGTTTTCGTACAGCAGCAGATTGCTGAGATTTATGTTCGGCCCTACTACCTTCAGCCCGTCGCCGCCATTGTTCCATATGTGGAGTGTGTCGCCGGTCGTCTGCCCGCCCGATAGATACATGCCGTACCCAAGATTTCCGCCCAACTGGATATTGGAAAAATGGCCGTCCGGGACGCCCCAGTAGACCGCACCAGTGGTGGTCAAAGCCGCGCTGTCTCCGCTGGATGTGATAAGCACGTCCTCCATGCGGCACCCATTTGAGGACCCCGGAGACACATCCCCCCGGCTTCCGTTGTAGATGCCGTGATCGGGCAGGAAGGCCATCGAAAGGTTGCGGAAGTTGACGTACATGGTGCCGACGTTTCGCAGCCCAACTCCGCCCGTCATGCCGTTCCCGAGGATGCCGAAGTTCTTGAACTCGATATTGGCGCGGGGCCGGGAGCCACTGGATAGGATCGCCGTATCGAGCTTGATGTTGATCAAGCCATTTGGTTGTGAATAGCCACCGCCCCATCCAAAATCTTCCGTCCCCAGGTCACCCGCGCTCGGCCCCAAGATGATCGCGCCAGCATGCGGTTCCGGCTCTGAGTACTGATGGTTAACGGTGTAGCCGGTGCCGATCAAACTAACGTAGCCGTCCCACAGCACGGGCGTCGTGTCGAACGTCACTTCCTCCGAGAAATACACCGCCCCGGTTGTGGATTTGAGATCATCATGCGCAGCTTGGAACGCCGCGCGCCATTCCGCAGCGGACGGGGTAGCCGCATCCCCGAGCAGGTCGCGGACGCTGATCCGCCCTTCTCCAATCGCGGTATCCAGAGCACGCGCGACAGGAGTTGTAGCGGTTGGGTTTTTGAACGTTACCGAAGCAGCGGGGGTGCTATGCGCTAGCTGTTGCCAAATAATCCCGCTGACGAGAGTAAAAACCATGCTCTCGTATGGCTTTAGAACATGATCGACCTGCCCCGCCAACCGCAGCTTGGCCGTGTTGTGCGTGAAGGTGACGGAGTACGTCGTGCTCGCGTTCCGGACCACGATAAGCGGGATATTCCCGAGCGTGGTCGTGATGTCGGTAACGGTGTCATTGGCCAGCGGCGTGAGCACCACGAGGCTGCTGTCTACCGCCGCAAGCGTTCCAGTAGTTATGCTGCGCGCATCCCACGAAACGCCGGAGATACCATCGATGACAATCGGCCCGGTCATCGTGCCGCCGGCCAGCGGCAGCTTGTTCGCGGCAGCCGCCGCAGCCGCCTCCGCCGCCAGCTGCGCCGCCTCAGAGGCAAGCTGTGCAGCCTCTGCCGCCAGCTGTGCCGCTGAGGCATCCCCCGCAGCCGCAGCAGCCGAGGCGGCGTTGGCAGCAGCTGTGGCAGCACTGGCGGCGGCGGCAGCCGCACTGGCGGCGGACGACGCGGGGCTCTCTACCCAGATGAACTCTTGGGTAGTCTCGTCCCAGGAAGGCACATAGCCATCCGTTGGCGGCGGCAGAACGATGTCCCCCTCGACGTAGACTGGCATCTTCAGGGAGCGGGTGACACGATCGCCGAGCGCCTGCAGCCGCCGGTTCTGCTGATCGACGGCAGTCTCGTAGGGCTGTCCGAAACTACCGCCGGCGGAGAGGTCGGCCGGCTGATCCAGATCCGGGTCGAAGAGTGCGGTGAAGGTCACATAGCCGACGTAGTTGCCGACATCTTCCGCCCCGATGATCTCGATCTCGACGCCACTACTGGCGCCGATACCTGTCACCGAGTAGTCGACGCCTTCCTGCAGCAGCTCCTCGTCTGCATAGACCTTCAGGTAGTCGATCGACGAGACGAGAACGGCTAGCGTCAGCGGATTGGCGAAGCCGCTCCGCGCCACGACGTTCCGAACTTGGGCGACTGCCTGTGTCATTGAGGTATCCCTATACCGCTAAAGTCCGGCCCCGGCAACCTTCACCGAGCCATCCAGGAGAGCAAACTCACCGTCGGATACGAGCTGATCTCGCACCTCTGGCCACATGTCGTAGATGGTCTGCGCGTCGTAAATCTTCCGCTTCTGCCAGCGCCGCTGCAGCTCGTCGTAGACGTCAGGGTCGACGGTCAGGATCAGGTCCATCGTCGGCTCGATCGGCAGGATTTCCTTGTCAGCCCACCCTGGCTGGCCGGTGGCGATCAGCGTGTTGCGTACCTCGCGGCGGCTCAACTCGCTGAGCAGTTCGTCGAGCTGCTGCTTCTTGCCCGCCGTAAGCGGGATCTGGTCGGGTTGATCCTTGATCGTCGTATCTTCTAGGCTAAGGGCGCTGGCGATCTCGCGGCGCATGCCGCTGACCAGCGTCGTTACCTGCGTCGCCCGGTAGAAGGGGTTGAGGCGCTTGTGCTCGGCCTTGAAGTGCGTCATCAGCACCGCATAGGCGCGCTCGTCAGCAGTCATGCCCTGCAGGCGGCGCTGGGCGGCAGGCTCGTTGCCCAGCTCGATCTCCCGCTTGTAGGAGGCCGCAGCCGTAGCCAGGGCTCCGTTGCGGGCCGACGCCTGGCTCCAGAAGTCCTGGGCGCTGACGCTGCCGCGGCGGACGTCACGGATGAAGCGGCGGAGGATCGGCATATCGGTCTCGTCGAGTGACGGCCGCGTCGGGTCGACGGCGTTGCTCATCGTCGAGAGATCACGGTAGGCGCTGGCGCCGAGACCGCCGAGAACATGGTCGACAATCATCGGCGACCAGCCAAAGGTGCCACCCATCCAGCGAGCGAGGCTCGAGGTATAGTGGTCATACTGCAGCTCCGGCTCGAGCGCCTGCATGTAGCTCGGCACGATCTCGCCGCCGGTGAACCAGTCCTGATTGGTGTTCGCTTCGATGAGCGTCTGCAGCGCCGGCGGCGCCGTCGGCGGCGTCATGCTGAAGGCGACACCGCGGAGGAAGCGCCCGACGGCCGTGCTATCGCCGCCCGCCGTCTCCAGCCCCCGCTCGATGGCGTTGGCCACCATAGCCAGCTCGAAGGGCTTCGGGATGTAGAAGATGCGACCGCCGCCCATCGGGATCACCCAGCCGGTGACGCGCAGGTACTCGCTCGTCTCCTGGTAGTCCTCGTCGTCCTTGAAGAGGAAATGGAGGGCGGCGCTGATGAGGCCGATCGACAGCATCTTCAGCCAGGCCTTGCGGCCGGTGCGCAGCTGCTGCTTCTCGATGCGGCTGAGCGGCAGCGCACTGATGTTCTTGAAGTAGGCGGTCAGCGCGAACATCAGCCCCTTCCGCTGCGCCACCTCGTCGCCACCAAGCGTGCGGACCATCTTGTAGAGGCCCTGGATCTGCGCGTTGAGGAACGGGATCAGGCGGCGGGTGGTCATCATCTTGCTGCCGTTGAGACCGAAGTCGATGTAGTCGGTCGCCCCGTAGGCCGCCTCGACGCTCGCCTCGTAGTCGGTCAGCCCGTCGCGCTTGGCGCGGTTGTAGTAGCCGCGGTAGAGGCCGAGGCGGGTGCCGGTCTCCGTCACCGCCGAGACGCGGCCGAGCCCCTTTACGATGTTCGGGAAGTCCCAGCCGGAGCGCACGTCACCGAAGACGTTGGCGAGGTAGCCCTTCGAGCGGAGGGCGCCGATGTCACGGTCGACATTGGCCTGGTGCAGCTGGGCGACGGCGGCGCCGCCCATGATGCCCTGCGCCGAGTTGTAGCTCTTCGCCCACTGCTTCTGGCGAACCTCGTCGACGACGCCGCGGGCGCCGCTGACGAAGGGGACGAAGCCAACATCGTTCAGTATCCAGGCAGAGAGCTGGTCGCGGATGAAGTTGACCAGCAGGAAGTCAGGCCAGCTGGTGATCGCCGTGCGGAAGAGCGAGGAGGTGGCGACGATCGGCTCGAGCAGTTTGTCGATGTTCTCCTGCCCGACGGCGTTGAGCGTGTTGACGACGTCCATACCGAGATCGCCATCTTTCAGGCGGAGGGCGGCGACCTTGCCCTTCTCCCAAAAGAAGACGATCGGCTCGCCGCCGGCGGATGCCTGGATGGAGTGGAAGAGGGAGATTGTGTCCCCCTTCTCAATGGAGCCGGCGAGAAGCGTCATCAGATCGGTGGCGTCGGCCTCACTCATGTCGTCGAGGCCGGTGAGCTGGTTCGCCGCCTGCCTCACGGAGAGCTGCATGCCGATGAGCTGGTGAGCAGGGATACGCTCGGCGAGGGCGCCGACGGTGCCGGCACGATCGGCCAGCACGGCGAGCGAGCGCTTGACGTCATTCTCGGCGATGATCTTTTCGAGGGCGAAGGTCTTCTGTATGAGGATCGCCAGCGGGTCGATGACATCGCGGTCGCTGCCGCGGAAGCGCTTGACGATCGACTGCAGCGGTCCGCTGCCGCCGGTGGTGAGGGCGCTCGAGCCCAAGGTGGCTCGCTTGTCGCTGAGATCGCGCATCAGCGGCACGTAGAAGCGGCGCTTCAGCCCGTCCTCGTAGGTCTCCTTGGTCATCAGCCCGGCATCGTACTGCTTCTTCCAAAGCGCCATGCCGTACTCGTGGACGATCTCGCTGGCGTCGAGGAAGGTCGGGAACTCCTTCTCCCAGTCGCGGATGGCGCGGATCACGTCGCCCTTGCTGTAGGCGACCGGCGGCCGCTCGATCTCACCATCCTCAAAGCGACGGTACTCGTCAAGGGCGCGGCGGGCGACCAGGTAGGCGGAAAACTTGTGCAGTTGCTCCTCGTCGAGCGCGCCGGGGGTCGTCTTCGGGTCTATGCCCTGCGCCACCATGATCGCCTCGCGGAGGCCGCGGCTCATCGGCTGTGTCGACTTGTAGCCATGAATGCCGTCCGTCACCTCGATCATCGCCCGGTTGCCACTGTTTCGTCCCAGTCGAACGCCTACCCGCGGATCGTCTGCCCGCGCCAGATCAATCGGAGCGCCGCGGTTGCGCTCGCCCTGGTTCAGCAAATCGGTGGTGAGGCGGTTGAGCGCCGCGTAGCGGTTGACGCTCCACTGTACCTGGCGGCGGGCGAACTCCTGCATCCAGCTCTTGAAGCCGAGATCCTTCAGCTCCTTCATGGCGGCGTTGATGCCCTGCTCCCGGCGGCCGTCGATGATGGTGTTCTCGATGAGGGTGGTAGACGGCAGCTGCTGCCATGCCTCGACCTGGTCGGCGACAGCGGCGAGCCCGGCGAGCACCTTCGGCTCCTCACGGGTGAGGAGCGCCTCGAAGTCGGCCGTCAGCTGCGTCCACTTGTTGCGGGCGAACTGCGGCGACATCGCATAGAGGCGGAAGAACTCGGCGAAACCTTCACGGCGGACGGTGGCGCCCGGCGCCTTGGTGAGGTCGCCGGCGTAGAGGCTGTGGGCGATGTTGTTGATCTGCGCCAGATTGGCGTTGACGAAGGCGTCAAGCGGCCCCGCCATCATGTCGTTGAGAGCGTGGCCGGCTTCATGGGCGAGGGTCGAGAGATCGCCCCAGGTGCGCAGGCGGATGACACCGGTGCGGCGGTTGAACTCGCCCATGACGTTGCTGTCCTTCGCCACCAGGCGGCCGTGGCGGGCGGTCAGGTTGAGCGCCTTCACCAGGTTGGAGGCGATCTTCGTCAGGCGGACATCTGACTTCTCGGCCTGTGGTGTCGCCGGTACACCACGCTGCGGGCGCGTCGGCTCAAAGGCGTACGGCTGACGGGCGGCGCTGGTGCCGGTCATGCGGAGGATGTCGGGGTCTTCCTTGTTCCAGAGACCGATGTTCGCTGTCGACTTGGCGTTGCCCGGCTTGAAGACCACGTAGACATCGACCGGCCCACTGCCCTCGTCGACGTTGCGGAAAATGACACCGTCGTAGCCGTCACGTTCCGCCTGACGCGCCACCTCGTCAGTGACCTGGCCCTCTTCGACTTCGTAGTCGGTCTCTTCGCGGATCTCGCCTTCAAAGGCGTCATCAGCCTCTTTCTCGGCGAGGGTCTGCTGTTCGGTAGTGTACTCAAGGATGAAGTCTTCCGCCTCCTCCGAGCTGTCGAAGGTGGCGAGCACATCATCCTGCGGTGGGTTGGCCAGCAGCTCATCGCGCAGCTTTATGGTCTCCAACCTGAGCGCTTGTATGCGCTGCACTTCGCCCGCCCAGTACGTCTCGTTCGTGTAGACGTAGGCCTTCGGGTCAGCGGCCCGCTGTGCTTCGCCGCGGAGCCGCTCCGCCTCCAACGCAGCGACAGCGGTGTCATAGGCGACGCCAAGGTTGCCTACACTGAAATCTAGCTCCTGCGCAGTCCTACCGCCGAAGCGCAGTGCCACCTCAAACTTGCCGCCGAAGAGTGGGCCACCGCGGACATAGAGCCGCTCGTCCAGATCATCGCGCTTCGCTTCACCGGCGGCTTCGATGGCCCGCTCTCGCTCCTTGTCAAGGGCTTTCTGCGCATCGCTGTAATCGCGGAAAGGACCGTCCAGCTCGTTGCCGCTTCCATCTACAGCGGTGTACATCATCGGGTCCTCGGTCTCCGGCCCTTGGCTCCAGATGTTGCCTTCCCAGTCGTACTCGAAGGGGTTCTCCATGCGGATGTAGAAGGAGAAGACGCTGCCGCCGATGTTGTTGCCTTCCTCGTCGAACACCGCATCATCGAAGGCGCCATGCCGCGCGAAGTTTACCGCGGTGTCGCGATCAGGCGTCGTCCACATCCAGCGCGTAGCGACACGCAGATCATGTGGGGCTCCGCTATAGACAAGCAGCGGCTCGCCATTGTTGCCGGGGAAGGGATCACCGTGAGTGCTGTCACTAAGTCGTACGGCGGAGCCATCATCCCATTCAAGGAATGCTTTGCTCGTCGTGCCGACACCGAGCCCCTGGCTCTCGCCGACGAACTCCATGAAGACGACGTCAGGCGTGCCCCACTCGTCCTTCCAACCTTCCGGCTTGAAGGCGTCGTTCCACGGCTCGCGTTTCACCTCCTTGAAGCCCAGCTCGGCGTACATCTGCACGAGCTTGCCGTCGAAGGCATCGAGCGTGCGGCCACCGTTAGCGATCGCGGTGTCGATGATCTTCTGCAGGCGACCGCCACCGCTATTCGGGTGGCTGAAGACCGAGACAATGTCGCCTTCTTCCGTCAACGCGAAACCGCTTAGATCATCCGGTGCCAAGAAGACCTTCATCTGCTGGTACTCAGAGACGTCGTAGACGTGAACCTTAGCGCCCCACGGCGACGCGGTCGCAGCAGCAGTGATAGCATTCCAGAACCGTGTGGCGGACCCTGTCTCGACCATGCCCGCAGGCGCGAGCATCTGGTCGATCTCTACGGGCGCGTCGAGTGCGTAGGCGGTCGTCTCCTCGACGCCTTCCTGCCAGGTCCAGCTCGGCATGATGCCGGTCTTCTGGTCGGCGTAGATCGTGTCGGCGGCGGAGGCCGTCCGGTTGGTCTCGCCATGCGGGCCGAAGTTCACCCAGCTGTTCTGGCCGCGCGTCTCGCTGGTCATCGCCGGCACGGCACTGGCGCTGAAGAGGCGCATGTGCGCCTGCCAGGCATTCTCCTCGCCGCGGGCGCGGAAGCCGGCACCCTCGAGCCCGTGCCCGAAGAAGTCATGGACGACGCGGAAGACGTCGTTGACGAGCATCACGTTGCCGGCGGCATCGCGCTCGCTGGTCGCCTCGAGCAGCGGATTGTCGCTGACGTCGACGGTCGCGTCGGAGCCGAAGCCGTCCTCGGTGCGGTAGTACCAAATGTGGCCGTTGGCGATGTCGGCGAGCACCGCCTTCGGGCTTGGGTAGGGGTCAGGCTGGCCGCCGGGGATAGGTTGCACGATCTGGGCGGGGTCGAAAACGACATAGACATCGCCCCGCTTGTTCGGATCTTGATCGGAGGCATCGGCGAAGTTCTTGAAGATGACGCCGTCGTTGCCATCCATGCGGGCGGCATCTATGACGATACCCTTGGTCAGCTGCTGGTTCTCGATGCTGCCTTGGTCTGCCATGTCAACGACGCGGGGATTACGCATGACCAAGTTGAACTTGTGAACTGCACCTTTCGCCTTGCCGAGCAGGCTTTTTCCGCGCCAGCTCTCGGCGATGTCGTTGCTGGTGGTAAACCAGAAGCCATCACCTTTCCCAGCCCCGCTGTTGCGCCCCTGGCGCGCGGGGTCGAACTGCTTGATGGCTTTCTGCGGCGAGCCATGAAGCACCTCTACAGGCGTGCCATCCGCATTAGTGACGAGGCCATCAGGTAGGACGGGTGCTTTCGGGATCGGCTCGACCACCAGCCCCGTCGCCTTGGCGTACTGGTACTGGGCGACCGTCTCCTCCGCCATCGCCCGATAGGCCGCCTGCACGGCCGGGTCTTGCGGTTCGTGCTTCATCTCGGCGTAGGCTTTGGCGATGCGACGAGCGCGGGCCTCGTCGACCTTCACGTAGGCGCGGCCGCGGCGGTGCGGCAGGCCGGCCGCCTCCGCGTAGGCGTAGGCGGCGGCAACGACACTCGGGATCGGTCCCCGGTCCTTGGCCTCGTGGCCCGGCTGGGCGACGGTCTGGCTCGGCTCCAGGTTGGCAGCGGCGGCTTGGATTGCAGCGGCGATGGTTGGATCAGGCGGGCTGCCGACATCCTGCGCCTCGGTCTCTGCTGGTACCGGCGCAGGCGCGTCAGCTACCGCCGTCTCGACAGCGGCAGCAAGTTCGGGGGTCAGCAGATTGACTGAGCTGTCGCGCTCGATAGCCGCATAGATGTCGTCAAGCGTCGCGTCAGGCTGATCTAACGGGCGCCGCCCCATGTCGAACGCCAGCTTGGCTGCGGCGCGCGACGATACCTGCCCCATGAGGCTGGGGTTGTCGGCCAGCACGCGCTCCATGAGCGCACGACCGATACCCTGCCCTCGCAGGTCTTCTGGGACGACGAAGTCCACCACGGAGACTTCGCGCGCTGCACCTTCACGCTCTACGACGCGGAGCACGCTGCCAGAAGGCTCAGTGTAGGTGACGTAGTCGCCGTAGCCTTTACCGATCTCAGATGGTTCACGTGCAACGGTGACGTCGAGCGCTTGCGCTCGCGGCGATAGCTGCACGGGCCGCCCCTGCACACGCTCTACTACCGCGTCAGTTTGCGCCTGCGCCGCCGCAGCCTGCAGCGTGCCATCCTCCGCAGCCGTCTCGCGGGGCTTCGCGCGGGGCTTCGCGCGCTCGACGATCTGCTGGACGGCATCACCGGCTACTTCAGGCCGAGCTTCTACTGCTTGCAGCTGTGCTCGGTGATCCGCACGAGCTAGCCTACGCTGGGCCGCAGTCTCAGTGGCCGCCGCCTGCTTGGCACGGATAGCGGCGTCTATCGGGTCCCGCTTGGCCAGTAGCTCCCGGTTACGATCCCCCTGCCGCCTTGCTGCGTCGACGTATTCTGGCGTGCGCGCACCGGGGGCGCCTGCGGTGCCCGCGGCTTCCATTGCCGCCAGCTCTGCGGCATACGTCGCCGTGTCATTAAGCTCGTCTGTGAGCGCCTGCCACTGTGCCAACATAGGCGCGTACTCGGGGTCCGCGTCTAGCACATCCTGCTGCCGCAAGTACGGCAGCTCCGCATCTATCTGTGCGTCTGCCGGTACTCCCGCAGCCGGCGCAGCCTGGCTGCCTTCTGCCGCAGGCGCCACTCCGCCTTCTGGCTCTCCGGTGGGGATGCCTGGGAGATCGGCTCCCTCGTCGCCGAGGGCCTCGTCGAACTGCTGCTGCGACGCATTGATCGCCTCCTCTACCGCGGCCTCGACCTGGGCGTCGTCGATCTTGCCGATCTCGACTTCCTGCCGCCCGCCTTCCGGCGTCAGGAGGGTTGTAACCGATCCGGCCGCGGCACCGGTAATGCCACCCACGACGCCGGCACGCAGCCAGCTACCCGGGTCCAGCTCTCGCTCCGGGTCGTATACGAACTTGGCGATCAGGTCTTCACCCGCCGTCTGCCCAAGCTCCTGGATGAACTCTTCCATCGTCGAGGCGGTGGTGTTCGCCAGGAGCCTCCGCACGAGCCCACCAGTAGCGGCATCGGCCCGCATGAAGGCACGGTCGATCGGGATCGCCTCAGTGGCGCCAAGACCGCTGCCAAGTAGGAGAGCCAGCCACTTCTGGGTGGCGGGGGCGTCGAAGCCCTCCGCCTCCTCGTAGAGTTGGTTGCCGGTGACGGCGGCACCCATGACGCCGGAGACGATGCCGGCCGGCAGCCCGACAGCACGGCCGGCGAAACCCGCCAGCAGGAAGCCAGTCATCGAGCCCACGCCGGAGGCCAGCTCGGTGACGAACTCCTTGGAGCGTGCTTTGTCGCCTGGCAGCATGGCGGTGAGCGCCTTGTCGACGCCGTCGAGCCAGACACCCACGTCGGTACGCTGGTCGACGCCGGAGAGCGTCTCAGCGCTCAGCTCCCAGACGCTGACGGGGTAGCGAAGGGTGTCAAGCCCCATCTGTGCGGCGGATCGGGCGGCGACCTGGGCGGCGTTCAGCCACCATGCCTGCGTCGGTGGCGTCGCCTCGGCGGTCTTCACGTTCTGGGCGGCGACAAGCTGCGGCTTGATCTTCTGCTGGAGAGCGCGCTGCTGGTGGTAGCGCAGCTCCTCCGGTGTCATATTCTGCCAGTCAGGCGGGGCGCCGAAGCCGGCAGTCATATCCTCGCCGAGGGCTCGTGCGTCCTGGATCGTGCGCTCGCGCTGCTTGGCATCCTCGGTGAGGATCGCCTGCTCTTCGACCTGCTGCTCCGGCGTCAGCGTGCCGGCAGCGACGATAGCGCTGGAAACTTCCTTGACACCTGGGATGCCTTGAACTGCGCCGGTAATACCGGCGCCGATCTGGGTGGCCTTCTTCTCCTGACCGAACGTAACCGTGCGGGCGCCTGGGAGGTTCTGCCGGCTCTGTCGTACGACCTTGTTGAGCTGGCCAGTACGCATGTTGACGACTTGGTCGGCGAAGTCGAGAGCAGAGCTGCTCGGGGGTGCCGCGTCGGTTGTCGTCTTCTGCTGATCGACCAGCTCCTTGACCCGCACAGCGAGCCCTTCGTCAGATAGCAGACCGGGTACCTGGACACGCTTCGGCTGGAAGACGTTGCTCACTGTGCGCTCTCTTCGGCTTCCTTGCGACGCAGGCGCTCCTCGGCGGTCAGCCCGTCGCCCTCCTCATCGCTTGTAAAGCCAAACGGATCGCCGAACAAGGTGCCGCCGAAGCCTGGCCGCGGTGCGAAGTCGTCCGCCTGTGAGCGATCCGCGAAAGCATCCGCCGCCTTCTTGCGGAAGATGCCAGTGCTGGCACCCATCTGTGTCGCATAGGCGGTGAGCATCTCCGCCTGGTCCTTGCCGATGCCCGTGTATTCGCTGAGCGCGTAGGTGATGACTTCGTCGGCGTAGTCGCCGAAGGTAGCCTGCAACGCCTCATACTGGGCGATCACGGTTGCCTGCAGCTCTTGTGCGTTCCCCCGTTGCGGCTCCGGCACGCGGGAGAGAGCTTTGCCGATCTCCACGGCCCACTCGCGGGGGATAGGCGCGCGTGCTTCCGGCTTGATGGCCAGCTCGCCCTGCGCCTCCAGCATGAGCTTGACGAAGCTCTGGATGTCGGCCGGCGGCACATCTCCTGCGGCCATCGCCGCGTTGAGGGTGTCGTACGTCTTCGCCACCTGCGGGAACTCCATTGCCGCCTTGTCGGGGCGGCTGGCGCGCAGGCGGGTGACACGGTCGATCTCGCGCTGCACCGCCGTCTGGATTTGCTGCTGCCGACCAAAGTCGTCGCCAGGGCGCGGCGCGTAGTCGTCGAAGCGGCTCGCCATCTCCTCCACAGTCATGGTGCTGATACCTTGGACGGCGGTGAAAGTGCGGCGGGCGGTATCGCGATCGGTGGTGAACTTCAGGTAGTCGTCCTCGCCGAGGATCGTCGAGATCGCCGTCTCGTCAAAGTTTGGCGAGCCGGCGCCTGTGGCACGGACCAGCGCCAGCTCATTGTCACGCTGCTGCCTGACCTGCACCTTCTCGACCGCCGTTGACCGCGCGGCAGCTGTCTGCTCCGCGCTGATGGCGGTGTCCGCCGCGTTCAGGTACCGCTGCCGAACATCGTATGGCACGGCGCTGTAGCGATCAGCGATCCGCAGGACGGGTGGAACGGTACCGGCGAGGTGCTCTGCGATGACACCCTGGGCCCACTTCGGTACCTCTCCACCGCCGGCACTGGTGGCGTAGCCCCAAGCACGGCGGCCGCCGAGATCGGCATGGATGATGTTAGCGCCGATGCCGAGCCCGGTTACCCCCGAAGCGCTGAGCGCCTTGATGATCTCGATGCGCTCGGCGTGGCTCTTGCCGGAGACGTCGATGTCGATCGCACCGCCCTTCAGATGCTGGCTGTGTTCTGCTCCGCCAGCAGCCTCGTTCTCTGCTTCCGTACGGTGGCCGGAGTTGAACTTGACCGTGTCCAGGCCAAGGGTACCGTAGGCGTCGGCGACCCGCGCGGTAAGATCAGGATTTACCCCCGTCAGGCCCTTGCCATTGCTGCCGACGAACTTGACGCTGCTGGATGCACTTTTCGCGCCTTCAGAGACGATGGAAGAGAGGATCGCATCCTTGTAGTCGCGTGTCTCCTTGGGCAGCACACTGTCATCATAGCCGCTCTCCACCCACTCCTTGGCGCGCTCCGGGCCGCCGTTGTAGGCGATGAGCGCAGTTTCGATCGGATTGGGGGTGTTGGCGAAGGTCTTCAGCTGCTCGCGCAGGTACGCCTCACCATAGCGCTTGCTGACGTAGGGATTGCTCAGATAGGCGCGGATGACGTTCTCTGGTGCCCCGTGAGGAAAATCCGTATCGCCCAGCTGGCGGGCAACGTCAGCAGCCGTGCCCGGCATGACCTGCATCAGGCCGACTGCCCCCTTCGCCGAGACGGCGTTCGGGTTGTCGCGGCTCTCCTGCCACTGCACGGCACGGAGGACCACGGCGAGCTGTGTCTGCGGCGAGAGGTTACGGGCGTCCATGCCAAGAACGCGGAAGACGCCGTGGGGGTCTTTCTGCAGCAGTGTGTCAAGGCTGACGATGGCGGCCATCTTCCGCCATTCGGTGGTCGCCAACTGCTTCTCCGCAGTCGGTAGCGAGGAAGCGTCGATGAGCGCCTGTCCATCGGCCAGGATGGCGTCATACCCTTCCGGGTTGAGCGCGATGGCGTTGGCGAGCTGCTCCTGCGTCAGTCCGATCTCCTGCTTCTGCCAGCGGTAGCTCTCGTCACGCTCTGTCGTCGCCGCGCGAATAGACCAGTCGACCGCCGCGGCACCGGTGTCATCGGCTAGAGCCTCCGCGAACTGGGGGCGAAGGCGTTCCGGCACGGAGGCGAGGAAGGCGTCGCGCTTCGGCTTGAACACCTCTGTCATGAACTGCTCGTGGAAGCCCTCGCCGCCGGGGGTGATGTTGAGCGCTCGCTCCTGCATGTCGCGCGCCAGCTCCAGCTCGAGGCGACGCTTGTCGTTCTCGACCTTGAAGTTCTCGCGCTGCTCCTGCCGCTGGATCAGTGTCGCCGCGAAGTTGCTCACCTCACCGCCGACGCTGCCCAGCTCCTGCGCTACCGCCGTGCTGTAGCTGGTGCCGGGTGTCTGGCCTGGCTGCAGCGCTCGCTGCGCGACGTAGGTCTCGATCCTAGCCATCAGGTGAAACTGCCCCCAAACCTTGCCGCTCCGCCGATCACCGGCGCCAGGAAAGCCAGCGGTGCGGCCTTCCTCTCCTGCTTTGCGTTGTACTTGTTGACGTCACGCGCGTACTGCATGCTCTTGATCTTCTCGCTGCTCGACCACTGGATCGAGGCGACGTCCAGCTCGCCCTCCAGTGCCGTCTCCCGCAGCACTTCGGCAGCGCTGCCGCTGAGCGCCAGCCCGTTCGCAGCGTAGCCGGCGCGAGCCTGCCCCTGCGTCCGGGCGACACCTTCCCTCGTGCGGGCGATGGTGTAGGCGGTGGCTTCCTTTTCGGCGCCGATGTCGCGATCAATGCCACGCGCTGTCGCCTCCAGGCCGGCAGCATTGCTCTTGCGCTGCTCGGCCGCCCCGATACCTTGGAGGATGCCGCCGCCCAGCCCCATGATGCCCAGCGCGATCGGATTGCACATCAGTCGGCCCCTTCCACGTTCACCGTGATGGATCGAACCGTCGCCGAGTAGGCACGATCCGTCTCGAACGTGCATACACCGTTGTTGCTCCAACTGTCATCCACCTTGATCGGGAAGGCGCCAGTGCGCAGCGGCGGCTCCGCGTATGGGTCTTGCTCGGAGATGTCATCCGGCCGGATCGGGTCGAGCCCGTTGTCGTAGTCGGTCTCGTCCAGGGAGCCCATGCCTATGCGGAGGAAAGGGGTCTCCATGACGTCTATCGTCGCATCTGCGGCGAGAGAGGGCTCGCCGACGCCGACGCCTTCCACGTTCAGCCGCAGGGTGCGCCCGCGGCTGGCCTGGCGGTAGCCGTAGTAGATCACCGACGCTTCGATGTTGTTGGGGAGCGTCAGGACGCCGCTCTCGACGGTGGCGTCGCCTAGATCGACGCCATCTGCCATGATGCCGAGCGTGTCACCCTCAAAGTCCGACAGCCCCGTCACTGTGGCGGCGGCTACGCCGTCATAGCTGCCGGCACAGAAGAAGTAGATCGGGTCCGCCTGCACCGAGTAGCCGTAGCGCCAGAAGGCGGCGAGGGTTTCGATGGTGCGGGTGACAACGCCGCCGACAGTGCGCCGCACCGCTAGCCACACCTGGTCGCCATCGGCGTCGATACCGGGAAGAGACATCACCCACTCGACGACGCCGTCGCCGCCAACCTCGTTGCGGGCGACACCGAAGACTTCCTCGTCTCTGTCGTACGTCACGCCGAGAAGAGCCCCGTCGTCGGTGGTCATCCACATGACCTTGTTCGGGGAGGCTTGGTAGGCAATGGAGGTGACACCAAGCCCGAAGAGGTGCTCGTTCAGCGCACCTATCTCGCGCGCCACCAGCCCCTGCGCCTCATTGGTGTAGGCAGCCTCGAAGAAGTGGGCTCGGTACTCATCGAAAAAGAGCAGCATGCGCCCGATGAAGAAGCCGGGCACGTAGGATGTCGAGTAAGCCGCCTCCGGCTTCTGGCGCATGTTGAGGGGGCCGAAGCCGGCACCTTCATCGTTGCGACCGAGGATGCGAATGGCGCCTTCAGTGCCAAGGATGATGTCCTTGCCATCGGCGATCCACTGGATCGTCGCCAGGCTGCCGAGCAGGCGGGCGGTGACGGCATCATCCGCCGCCAGCGTCGCCTGGATGGAGTAGTCGTCGAGGGCGCTGTCCTGGGCGACGGTAGCCCACACCGTTGTCGGCTGCAGATCAGTCGCCGCGGACACCAGTCGCTCCTCGTAGAGCCCTACCGCATGGGGGTAGCCTTCATAACCACACCAGGCACCAAGCCGCCAGTTGGCGGAGGCGGCGTGCCCCGGCATGGCCGCAGTGTCGTAGTCATCGCGCCCCATGTAGGTGGCGGTGACGCTGGTCGTGCTCGCTCGTGCGGTGATGACGAACCAGTACCAGCGGCCGCCGGCCTCCAGGAAGCGAATGACCCGCCCGACATCTGTGGTTTGGAAGCCGGTGTCGCCGTTAATGCCCGTGACCGCGGAGGCGACTATGGTGACGGAGCCCGATGTCGCGCTGGGGTCGAGCGTGGTGGCAGTGACGTTCAGGTCCAGATAGGGCCCGTCGAGCGGCGCGTAGAGTGCCAGGCTCCATGACGTCTCAGAGACACGCGTCAGCACGCGCGGCGCATAGCCTTCGCAGAAGATGAAGATCAAGTCGCCCGACTGACGGATCTGTAGGTACTTCAGGTCCGCCTCGTCATATGTTGTCACCACCTCGACAGGCGTTCCGGGCGGGCTCTCGACGCGGCCGGCTGTGTCCCTGTTCCAGAAGCGGAAGTATAGGTGGCCGGCTTCGATCGCGTAGGCCTGCGCGCGGTTGAAGACGAACGGGAGGAAGCGAACGGTCCGCGCATCCTCCTTGGCGAAGCCGCGGAGTATAGTGCCCGGCGTGCGTGTGACGCCACCGTGGCGGAGGATCGTCCAGTTTTGCAGGTACTCGACGCCGGCCTTGTAGTGATCCAGGTCGATGCGGCTGTGCAGCAGCGGGCTAAGCTCGCCGCGGGTGAAGTTGAGTTGCTGGTTCCGCACTTACTTACCTCGTGGGCAGATAGAGCGACCCGGCCTCACGCGCTCGGATGATGTCGAACTGCTCCACCGGCTCGGCGGAGCCCTCAAAGGCGTCGATCTGTTCGGCCAGCTCGGTGGCGTTCTTGAGCAGCTGGGAGGCAAGCTCTATGTAGCGGTTCTTCGAGGTGAACTTGTTCGCCATACCGAGGGCGAGCTTCGCCCGCACCATCTCGACGAACAGGCTGTCCCAGACGCCGGGGTTGGACGACTTGTCCATGATGAGCTTCACCTTCAGCGGCGCCGGCTCGTCAGTGGCGATCTTGTTACCGATGATCTCGTGGGGCACCAGGGCGCCGAAGCGATAGCCGCCGCGAGTTATCGGCAGCAGCCGCAGCCAGCCGGCCGGCGGCGTGTAGTAGTAGAGCCAGCCATGCTCCGGTGCAGTGGCATCGGCTGACAGACTGCGCAGCTCCTTGGCGAAGTTCCACGGATAGGCGCGAAGGGTGCTGACGACGGTATGCTCCCAGTTGCGCTCGAGCCAGCGGGCCGTCGCCGAGGCGTCGGTTGTCGTCATTAGTGCCGTGTCGCGGATCACGTCGATCGCGAGGTTCCAGACGCCGAGTTTTGTCAAGCTGCTTGGCATCTATGCGGCCTCCACATTGATCGTAAAGCGGCGCGTCCGGGTTGGGGCGTAGGCGCTCGCGGCGGAGATCTCTACCGCATGCGTGGCAGCTACGCCATTGCTCACGGTATCGGAAAGCGTGAGGCTGCTGCCGCCGATCGCGAACTTGCTATCCGGGTCGGCGGTAACTGTGAAGGTGAACGGGCCTCGCCCGCGAGGTACAGTGAGCGTGCCGACGACGGCGCCGACGATGGCGCTGTCGACGACCGTGTCAGCTGACAGCAGGATCAGGGCGCGACGTTGCGCCCGCCTGCGCAGAAGCTGGTAAAGCGCGCCCACTGGTCGTTGCCTTACTGCTTCTGCTTGGCTTGGGCGGCGGCGTGCTGCGCAAGCCGGCGGAAGCGGCTCTGCTGGTTGGCGCCGACAGCTCGCCCGCGGAGGAGATCGCGAACGGCGCGACCGGCAGCCTTGCCCGCCTCGAGCGCTTCATCGCGACGAAGGCGCTGCTTCTCCTTCATGTAGAGGCGGGCGGTACGGTAGTCGACCTGCTCGCCAGGGCGGAGGGTGGCAAGCACGGTGGGGACGGCGGAGCTGACGGTGGCCGCCTCCTGCTCTGCGCGCACCTTGACGGCTGCCTGGGCTGCCTTCTTCTGTGCCCGCTTCGTCGGTGCGGCCGCGATCTGGGCGGCCCGCTGCTGCTTCACCTGCTCGGCATGTGCCAGCTTCTCGGCAGCCGATGGCACTACCAGCGCAGCCAGCTCCTTCTCGCCGACAGTCTTCGCGGCTGCCTGCTGTTCGCGGCGGCGCACGCGATCGGTGCCACGGGTGGCGAACTGCGGTGCCTTCTTCTCGATGGTAGCCATCTGAACCTCTTTGAGTTGGGCGGCAGGAGCACGAGGGAGGTCGCGCTCCTGCCGTCTTGAAACCGCCGGCTAGCCGGCAGGTGCTTACCGCTCGGAGATCGCGCGGATGTAGTCGACCGACAGCACATGGGCGGCAGCCGAGCTGTTGAGCAGCCCGAAGCTGATGGCCAGGTCTTCGTCGTCCGGCAGGTTGGTGACGGCGCAGGCGGCGACGCGCTGGTCGTTCACGAAGAATTGCATCGTGTCGGTGCCATCGTAGTAGAAGCCCAGCTTCACCCACGTATCGTTGACGAGGGGGTCGGGGGCGGCGACGACAGTCTCCGTGCTGTTCTTGCAGACGACCAGGTCGGGATAGGTGTCGTCCTCGCCCTTGCGGATGAAGACGCCATCCGTCACCGCGAGCGGGGTCGTATCGGTGATCTGCAGGCCGGCGACGAAGGCGGTATTGGTGACGTCGCTGATCTTGAACCGGATCTCGAACTCGGCCGCCTTGCCAGAGGTGAAGCGGAAGCACTCGATCTTGTTCTGCAGGTAGTCGGCGTCAGCCGCGCCGGCGTCATTAGTGACAACGAGCACGCCGCCGGCGGCACCGGTGGAGATGGCTTCCGTCGCATCACCAGCACCGGCTTCGGTAGTGGTGATCGTCCAGTCGGCGGCAGCGTAGTCGCCGGTGTTGGTGAAGTCGTTGAAGTACTCGTAGAAGTCCGTGCGGGCGCGGTTTTCCCAGAACTTGCGGAACGTAGTCATAGCGGTGATGTCTCCTGGCTATGGTCGGTACCTGCGGACCGGCAGGCGCGGGGTCTCGTCACGCCTGAAGCGCGGCGATAAGTTCGTTGAGCTTGGTCTGAAGCTCCTTCAGCTGCGTATTCGTGCCGCTGACGATGGTGGCCACCGCGGTTGCGATGCCCGTATCCACCTGTGCGGCAGTAGGCGTGGCGCCACCGGCCGTCGCTGCCGCGGTGGCGGCGATGTCGGCGATCGTACCGTCGACAGTCCCGGTGAGTGTGCCGGCGACTGCGGCGATTGCATCGGTGTCGGTGAACCGAGTGCTGCGCTCCAATGAGCGTGGAAGTCCTTTTGTCACTTCTCAATCTCCTGTTAGGTCGCCGGCGCCGGGGAAGAGGAGCAACCCCGGCGCCAGCTGGGCTGGTTGCGGTCAGCCGTTCGTGATGAGGAGCGCGAGCGGGATCTGCTTCCGCTCGGGGTAGACGCGATCCCAGTTGGCGGCGAGCCGCAGCTCGGCCACCGTCGGGAACTCGCCGCCGACACTGGTGTCGGTCCACTTGATCCCGTAGGGGTGCATGGCGAACTGGCGGCGGGTCCAGAGGGTCTGGGTGCCCATGCCGTCAGCAGCCGAAGGCTCGCTCTCGACTTCGACCGGGATCGCCACCGGGCTCTCCGCCCAACCGAGCGCGTTGGCGCCGATCAGGAAGTTCCAGTAGCGGATGCGGTTGGTGCCGGCGATAGCCGGAACCTTGTCGCTCACCATGACACGCTTGCCGGCATAGGTCGGGACGGTCAGGTTGCCCTTGCTGTCGGGGATGAAGTCGATCAGGTCGTTCTTCGAGAGCTGGGTCTCGACTTCCGAGTGGATCACCAACATCGTGAGCGCCGACTTCTCGTCACCCATCGTCTGCGCAGTGTCGGCGACGGCCTCGAAGGAGATCAGCTCGTCCGCCGTGATGGCGGCCGCGCTATCGCTCGAGATGTCGTTGACCATGTCACCGGCGTCGTTGGTGATGTTGTCGGCGAAGACGCCACGCAGCACCGCAATGGCGGCATCGTCGAGGCGGCGAGCCCAGTAGGCGGAGACACGCTCACCGATGCGAGCCATCGGATCGGAGCCAGCCAGCTCGGCGACCAGGTTGGCGGTCGACCAGCCGCGGGTCCAGATGATCCGGCGGGCGACGTCAGTCGACGCCGTCAGCTTGCCGGGCGTGGCGTAGCTGTCCGGGTCATCGGAAGCCGCATCAGGTTCCTCGTCGTCCAGGTCACGCCAGAACGGCACGTTGAACGTGCGGCCGCCGCCGGCGAGCTTGCCGGCGAGATCGCCGTCGGAACGCAGAGCGCCGGAGCCGTAGAAGGCCGACTTCTGCAGGGTGTTGACCGACATGTAGTTGCTGAAGACGGTCGGTTCGATTGCGTCAGAGAGGCGGGTAGTCATTTTCGGTTGCTCCAGATTATCCCGTCAGACCGAAGTCTGAGGGCTTTTTCCCAGCGGCAGCGATGAGGCTGCGCGCACGATCGGGGTTTTCCTTCACGATCTTCATCTGAAGGGTCAGGTTGGAGCTGTTGTCCGCAAACGGGTTGCCGGCTTCATCCGGGTTGCCGCGTAGCAGACCGCCTTCCGAGTAGAGCGCCGAGCCGATCGCCGAGAACATCTTGGCGAGAGGCCAGGAGAGGATTTCCTTGTTCGGGCCGATGAGGCCGAGGCCCTTCAGCTCTTCGAGGACTTCCTGCCCACCAGGTGCCATCGTGAACACGCGGTCCCCGATTTCAAAGTTGGCCTTGGCGGTATCTCCGTCGAGGGGGCCCCACGCCTTGGTGATCTGCTCCGTTGCGGCCGTCGCCTTCTGCACGAGCTGTTCCTGCGACTTGACGGCGGCGCCATTGAAGGCTCCGACGTTGTACTCGACGAACATCTCATGCAGGCCGGCGGCCTGCTGGGCAGTGAGCCCCAGCTCATGTGCCTTCCCCTTGAACGCCTTCGCAAGCTCGCCGTCGTACGGCAGCCCTTCCGGCAGGTTCGTGGGTGCGGCGAGCTGGTACTCGTCGGCGGTCTTCGGCCGACCAAGTTTGGTGAGGAACTCCTCGCGCTCTTCCGGGGTGGCGTCTTTACCGGGGATGCGAACGGCATTCCCGATCAGCTTCTCCTGCTCGTGGGCTTTCTTGGCGAGGAGTTTGACGTCCTTGCCATAATCGCCCTTCTGGAGCCACTCGCGGGTATCGGTGTCCAAATCCGCGAATGCCTTCTCGGCGTCAAAGACAAAGGCCCCACCCTTGTCCTCCACGCCGCCACCAGCTCCGTCCGGGGTGCCCCCTGCCGCCGCACCTTCAACGACGGCAGCGCCAGTGGCGCCGACGCCTTCGGCCTCATAGAGAGGCCAGGGCATAGGTAGCGAGGTTCCGAAACGGGTGGTCATTCTGCAAGCTCCTCTATCGTGTCGATTGGCGGTGCGCTGAGCACCGCTCGCAACAGCCCGACGGGCTCGGCGCCGGCATGCGTCATCGCTTCCAGAACTCGCTGGAAGACTGCGCGGCGCTGATCCAGCGCCTTTACCTGGTCGGGCGGCATCGTAAACATGGCGGTATCATAGTACCGCGTGAAGATCGCCATGTCTACCAGCACCAGCTCGGCGTCATCGCGCGAGCCGGCGCCGGTAAAAACGGCGGCGTAGGCCTGCGCAATGCGGAGGCTCTGCACGTCGCTGTCGGCGGCAACATCGGCTGGCAGGACGTCCAGTACGTTCTTCACGCTGCCCTACCTCCGGTGGCGCCATACTGCTGCATGGCGCGCTGCAGCGCCGGCGACTGCTTTAGCGCCTCGACGCCGGCCGCCGCCTGCTGGGCGCCGACACCGGCTGCGGCGGCGGCGTTGCCGGCGGCCTCCGTGCCGGCGAGAGCGGTGGCGGTCTCCTGCGTCTGCTGTGCCTGCTGCCGTGCCTGCTCGCCAACCTTGCGATCGAGGAGGATGCGGGCCGGGGCGCCGTAGACGTCCTGCGCCAGCTCAAGGATTTCGTCGGTGTCGATGCGGGCAAGCGTGCCCGGCCGCACCTGCTCGAGCACCGTCGCGATCTCAATGGTGCGCTGGGCGCCGATGACCTGGCTGACCCTGCGCAGGCGGTCGAGCGGTGAGGTGAACGTCGGCGCCACCTCCGCATTGGCGAGAGTATCAGGCATCGCCAGCGGCGAGCCTGGATTGAAGGCGCCCTTGCGGCTGAGAATGCCAACCTCACGGTCAACGTTGGCGCTCAGCCCCTTGTTGAGGCTGATCCCCACCGGGCCCAGCATCTCGCCCTTCTCCTGGGCACGCAGCATGGCTTCGGTGGCGGTCTCTGGGCCGGCGCCGGTATCGGCGACGAGCACCTGCCAGAGGTTCAGGTAGAGCGCCTCCCGGATGGATGCCTGCCGCGCCTCGACGACGGCGCGGGCGAAGTCTGGGCGAGCACCGGTGTTGAGCGCCGCGAACAGCGGGCGGCCATCGCCGTTGACGAGGCCGGGGTTGGAGGCGCCCGGGTTGAAGTTGAGGCGCATGAAGTTCTTGCCGATGGTGCCAAGCGGCGGCCGAAGCGCCTGCTGGCTGGCGAGTAGCTCGTCACGGGCGAGCGCATTCAGCGACTGGATCTCGGAGATCGCATAGGCGACCGGCCCCTCGCTGTATGGGCGCTGCCCCTGGTCGCTCCAAGCGTAGCGGGTGAAGGGGAACTCCCAGAAGCCGCCCTCGCCGATCATGTGCTTCTCTTCCGGCAGGCAGTACCAGCTCGCGTACTTGGCACCGCGGAGGCCGGTCTTGTTGCGCTGCTCGTCAGCTCGGGGGCGAACGCCGTGCAGCACTACCAGGGTGTCGTGCCGCTTCTTGTTGTCGTTGGCCATGTCGATGACCTTCGAGCCGGCCGCCTCCCCGAACTCTGTGGCGATCTGGTGGGCGGTCCAGCGGAAAGGCCGGTACATGCGGTTTGGCATGCCGTCGGGGCCGACGGAGGGGAACACCTCGGTCAGCGGCATGAACTCGTAGGTGAACGGTACGCGGTTGCCGTTCTGCTCCTTGATGAACTGCCAGCCGTCGCCGAAGGCGCACATCGACTTGACAGCCGCCTTGTGGCTCGACCAGAAACCCGACATCGGATTGGCGCGGATTTTGAACAGATAGTCACGCAGCAGCTCGAGGGCGAGCGCCTCTTCGTGTGAAGGCTCCGCGTTGAAGTCATCATCGCGGTTGAGATCGTGCCAGTAGTCGCTCTCTGGCGTCTTCAGGCTGACGAGACCCGCCGTCAGGCGGTCGATCGCCCACAGCGAGGTCATGTCGTAGATGTGCTTCGAGCGCTCGGCTGCGACCGGGGCGCCGGTGACGGCGAGGATGGAGCTGTCACCGCCGAGGCGGATCATGCTGTCGAACTGCTCGGTCTGAGGTAGCACCCAGGCGCTAACCTGGCGCCAGTACGCTTCCCACCGCGTCCGCCCGGAGGCGATCGAGTGGTACTCGTCGAGCAGGTCTTGAACGATGGTCATGCGGCAGCTTTCTTCGGTGCGCCAAAGGCAGCAAATGTGCCGTACGACGCATCGCCCATTGGGGTGGTGGCGACATTGCCGAAGACGCCTTGCCGCTGCTTGATGATCTGGCGTGTCTGCTCGAGCAGGTTCACTGCCGAGGGCGGCGCGGTAAGTCCTGCCGTCAGTACGCCTTCCTTGGTGGGAGCGGGGGTTGCCGGCTGAGCCACCGGAACGCCGCCATAGCCACTGCCGCCTCGAGATCCACCTTGGGTGATGCACATCAGCTTTTGTACTCCTGCGGCACGGACGGGGCCCATCTGCTTTGCCTTATAGCGCGGTATCCGGCTACCGTCCAGCGGTAGAGGATGAAGTGCTCGCCACCCTTGCCAAAGACAAAGGCTGGGCCGTGGCGAACACCGCCCATGCTCTCCATCCAGCGATGGGCGGCACCGTGCGTCACCAGGCTGCGTGCCTCCATGCTGTTGAAGCCCTGCTCGAGGCGCCAGGGAATGTGCGTCTCGATGAGGTAGCGGCTGACGGCGGGGATCACCCTCGGCGTCTGGCGGGTGCCCATCGCCCACACTGACATGCAACTGGCGGCGATCGGCGTCGTCCCGAAGAGCATCACTGGCTCGTCGCGCAGATAGGCGATGAAGCCATCACCACCGAGGATGAGCCACTCGGCGAGCTGGGCGGTGGTGACGCCATCGTTGAGCTGGCAGAATATCTCCTCCCGATCGAGCCGCTGCATGTTGGCGGTGATCCAGCTGGCATCGCGCAGGTTGGCGGGACGAACGTCGATCATACTTGCACTCCGGGACGCGGCGCCGGCTGATCGTAGCGGGGCAGCCGGCCAACGATGCAGTACGCTCTGACCCCGTTACCTGGTAGTCCGGCGGCGCCTCGCATGTGCTGCCCGACAACGGTAGAGTGCATAGCTTGAGCCTCGCACTGCTCCAATGTAGCGCCGCCTGACGCGACACCCAGCAGGCTGCCGTTCAGGGCTACCACGAGCATCCATACTTGCATCATCTGAAGTCCTTCAGCGGGTCGTCAAACTCCATCGGCTGTTCAGCCTGCTGCCGCATGTGCTTCTCGGTCTTGCCGTGGACGATGCGGTCGACGACGTCGGGCACAAAGCGGAAGCGCTCGGCGAGCGCCTGGTCGCGGTAGAGCCACGCCATCAGCACGGCGTCGGCCTCATCGGTCGAAGAGCCAATGCGCTTGCGCAGCTCGTCCTTGCTCTCGATGCGGATGGTCTTGCCTTCAATGAAGAAGATCGGCGCCGTCAGCTGAGTGAAGAGGCGCGTGTTCGGGGGCAGGGCGATCTTGTACTGGCTCTTCGGGTCGAGCGCCGTGCGGAAGAGCCACCACATCCATGAGCGGACGTTAAGCATCTTGTAGCGCATGTCCTCCGTCCACTGGTGGGAGGCTTCGCTGGCGATGCACATCTCGGTCTCGATCTGGTGGTGCGTCGAGAGCAGGTCACGGGTCGAGCCCGCCCATCCACCGGTGCCGTCGAGCACGATCAGGGAGTTGTCGCGACGTTGCACCAGCACCAGCTGCGTCACCTCCTTGCCGGTGGGTGTCAGGCGGCCGGCCTGGGCGAAGGGCTCCTCGAAGAAGTCGGTCTCCAGCAGGCTGGCCAGCACCGTCGTGTCCATGCCGCCCTGGGCGACGTCGCCAGACAGCACCAGCTGCTTGAGGTTGTGCTGCTCGCCGGCTGCGACGCGGTCGCGCCAGCGGTCCTGCGCCATCAGCACCCATTGCGTCGGGATCACTTGGAAGGGGTGGTCTTCCGCCTTCACCGTGAAGCTGCCATTGAGCAGCAGCGAGCGCAGGGGCTCGGCGGTTTTGCTGAGCTGCGCCGCATAGCCGGTGTTGCGCAGGTAGGCGTTGTCCTTGAGCAGCGACTTGATGAAGGTGCGGGAGATCGCCACCGAGACCTTGCCTTCTTCGACGTCGGCGTCGGTGTAGTCGACCATCTCCTCGCCCGTCTCAGGGTCATAGCCACCAGGCCCCTCGACCCAGACGGTGACGTAGCGGTCGCCTTCCATCCGCATGTAGCACCAGCGCAGTTCGCCGGGCTGCGCCGGGTTCTGGAAGGTCTCCTCGAGCCAGGGGGCGAACCACTCCTTCAGCCAGGCGCCGGTGCCGGTGTCGATGATCTTGCCGCTGGCATCGAACTCGGGGATCGGCGGATTGGTGGCGAACACCACGCGCTTGCGCTGCCCGGTCCGGGTCGAGCGCAGCCACTGCGTGACGAACATCACCTTCGCCTCATCGAGCTGCGCCGCCTCGTCAAAGCCGTAGAGATCGTGGGCGTTACCCTGCCAGCTCTTCTCGCTGTTAGGTTTCTCGAGGTGGCCAAACTCGATGAAGCGGCCATCAGCCAGCGTCATCTTCTTCGTCGAGGCGTTCACCTGGACGACACGCCCCTGCACGATGACGCTCAGGCGGTTCCAGATCGTCGCCAGGTCGACAGACTGGCGACGGAAGATCACCGAGCGATCGTGCTGCGTTGTCGCTAGGCCGAGCAACAGGTCGGTCTTCCCGCCGCCGGCGGCGCCACCGTAGAGCGTCTCGTCGGCCTCGCAGTAGTAGGCGATCTGCTGCGGGCCCGGCTGCGGCAGCCAAGCCCTGCCAGCCTGCTGGGCGACAGTCTTCTCGAAGTTGCGTCGCTCAGCTGGTCGCATCGTGCGGATGCGCGCTTCCATCTCCTCGAGCGAGACTGTCAGGCTCATGCGGCGCTGTCCCCGAATGGCGTTGTGGGCACGCCCGAACCGTCATGCAACGTGCTGCGGATCAGCAGCCGCAGATCGGCGAGCGCGTTCTGCGCCATGTCATGGCCGTGGCCACCGCTGAAAGCGATCGCCAGGCTGTTGTCCTTCAGCCCCTCTTTGCTGTCGAGCTTGGCGAGCCGAAGCGCCGCGTCGAATACCGTCCTGCCTGCCATCAATGAAGCTCCTCGCTCTGCTGCTCTCGAATGACGACGCGCCGCCCCGGTACGACGGCGAGCACCGTCGCATAGCTGGCCACCACGGGGCCGGCGATCTGGTCATCGCTCCAGGCGCTGCGCTCCTCGCTCAGGATCACCCCGAAGCGCTTCTCGACGCGCTCCCAATACTCGTGGCAGCGGCGACGCCAGACGTCGGTGAGCCCATGTGTGAAGGGCGCCCGCCAGACGCGCGACAGCAGGACGCCTTGCCGCATGTCGCTCTTCAGCGGCTTCTCGAATATCTGTTCCATCAGGCGCTCGCCTGCGAGAGGACGGAGGCGGCGAGGCTGCGGATGTCGGCGGCGAGTGCGACGCTCGCCGGCACGTCGAGGCCCTGCAGCTCAAGCGGCTTGACGGTCGCATACTTGCCGGCGAGCGTCGCCAGCTCAGGTGATGTCGTACGACCATCGCCGGGCACTGGCGCGGCGGCAGGCTCGAGGCTGGCTCGCTGCTCGCGTACGCGCATCTTCCCTTCATAGCGGTCGACCAGCTCGAGCTGCTCAGATCTCGATGTCTTCGTCTTCCTGGTAGCCATCAGGGTCTCCCATGTTTTCGGGCTCTAGGTCGGGCTCTCGTCCAACCACACCGTCGATCGTTGCATTCTCGGCCTCCTTCAGCAGGGCGATGGCGGCGAGCGCCAGGTGGCGGATGTCGGTGTCGCCCTCCGGCTGCTGCTCGGTGATCGGCACGATCAACTCGTGCTGCTGTGCCTTGTTCCACTCGCGCCGGCGATTGGCCAGCCAGTTCGCCGCGGCGCCGGTGTCAGGCAACACGTACTCGCGCACCTTGGCTCGATGGCCGTTGCTGAAGACCTTCTCCACCTCATGCTCGAAACCGGTCGCCCGAAGCAGGTAGGCACGCTCGACACGATCGTCGATCGCATCCTTCGCCGCGCGTACTGCCTCCGAAAAGCGAGGGTGCTTCGCCCGCAGCAGGTAGAGCGTAGAAACCGAGCAGCCAAGCTCGCGCGCCATCTCGACATCGTTGTAGCCGGCACGTGCCAGGAAGACTGCCTCAGCCATGAAGTCGGGGTCATCTAGATAGCTGGGGCGGCCGGTGCCTCGCGTTCGCTGGACCTTGGTCTTCGGCTCCCGCTCGACATGCCCGCTACGCTCTAGTCGTGATTTGCTCATGCCCCCTAGATACCCTTTCACGGCAGGCGTTTCAACAAGGCTGTTGACAGGTACCAAAAAGGTACCTATATAGGAGGTGGGTTTGATGCAGTTAACAAGGAGATGAAAATGACGAAGCAGCAGTACCTCAACAAGCTGGCCGCCCTCTACCGCGTCGCCAACATGGCCGACAGCGACAACCCGGAGCGCCCCGACTGGGTGCAGCCCGATATGGCCGGCATCGCTGGCTGCGCGCTCTTCGACGCGGCCATCCACGCGATGGTCAAGTGCGGCGCCATCACTGCCGACGACCGCGACGCCTTCTACGACAACCTCTAAGATCAGGAGATCAAAGATGGCCCTTTCCAAGAAGCACTACGAGCAGTTCGCCCAGCGTTTCGCGCAGGTGCTTGACGCACTCCCCACTCTCAGCGACGGCAAAGCCACCCCTCGGGAAATAGAGCTGCAACGCTCTGCGCTCTGCCAGATGGCCATGAAGTTGTCGATTGACTTCGCTCTCGACAACCCCCGCTTTGACCGCCATCGCTTCCTCGTAGCCTGCGGCTTCTGAGATCGCAGCCTCTGCCGCGGCAGGTCCGCGGCAGATACGGCAATCTCGCCGAAACAGAGGAGACTTCAATGCTGAGCATCTTCGACGCCACCATGATCGCGGAAGGCCAGTTTGAGCTGGCCGGCCTCGAGGCCGACGACGTCACTGAGGAACTGCAGATCGAAGCCTGGCAGCATCTGATCGACACCGGCGTCTGCTGGCAGCTGCAGGGCAGCTTCGGCCGCCAGGCTGCCGCCCTGATCGACGCCGGCATCTGCACCGCACCTGAGGAGCTTTAAACCGTGAAGAGCTACGCCATCTGCAACCTGCTACGCACCGCCTTCCCCGACGAAACCATCCAGGTCGGGCACCGCCTCACCGTCAAGCAGGTTGAAACCCTCAACCGCGTCATCCTCGAGATCAAAGCGCGTGACACGCGCCTCGCCCTCGCCAGCACTATCAGGAAGTGAGATCGCCATGACCATCATCGACACCACCCTCTACTGCAACGGCGCCCTGCGCCTCTCGCGCCACGGTAAGGGCCGCGGCGGCAACATCCTACTGCTCACCCAAGGCGACGGGGAGGGCGGCAGGCACGTCGAGCAGATCACCATACCTGACGCCATCGTCGCCGACGTCGAGTACTTCATCGGCGTCGACAGCAGCGTCGACGGTGACGCGCGCCGCGTCTACGACCTGGCCAAGCGCTATGTGCGCACCTGGTACGAGAACGGCGGGCTCAAGCCAACCGCCTGATCGCCGCCTCATCGCGCCGTCGCAGCCCCGCTCGTCGAGCGGGGCTTTTTCGTCGAGGCGCCCCCCGTCCCCCCGGTTGTCTGGAGGGTTCTACATATATAGATTGTTCTCTTAATGTTCATGGTTATGAGTTTTATAGTAAAGTCTTTAGGAGTAGTAGGGACAGGGGGACATTGTTGTTAAAAGCGTAGCTGCAACAGCGACTTGATGTGTCCCCTCAACCTCGAAAACGGGGGGCTCTCGAGGGGACCGGGGGGACGATTTTCGACGACCCCCTATTTCGACGTCCCCCCGATCGTCCCCCCGGAGGGGACGTTGTCGACGGCCAATTTCAGCTTGCTCAGCGCCGCCGCGACGCTCGTCTGGCTACTCGGCATGCCACTCCTGAGAACCTCCGCGCGGAGATCGGCGCCGCCCCCGTTCGTCCACTTGCGCATCGCCTGCGGCGTCCGCGCATAGAGGGGGTACTTCTTCCCTTCGACGCGCAGCACCCAGCTGGGGCCGTCCTTCTCCCCGACGCGGTACATGCGCGCCTGGATGGCGCGCTTGGCGATCTGCTGCCAGCGGTCGGGTAGCTCGAGCCCCCAGGTCTCCTTCGCCGCACTCATGGCGTGGACGATCTGCTCCGGGATCAGCACCTCGCTCGGCAGGTTCTCGAGCGCCTCGGCGAGAGCCTGGTCGATCGGCGAGCCGGCCATCTCGATCATCGCCCGCTTGCCGCTCGTCATCGGCGGCGTTTCGTAGGGGTCGAAGTCGGCAAGATCCACCTGCTCGAGCCAGCGGACGAAGGCGGCGACGTTCGCCGGCGTCCGCATCCAGGCGTTGATGCCATCCCAGAAGGCGGCCTCCCGCGGCTCTCCGTTGATGCCCACCCAGAAGCGGCGATCTTCCGCCGGCAGCGGCAGGGCGTCCGGGTTGTTGGTGAAGATGAAGTAGGTAGCGAAGACCATGGACTTGAAGGCCGGCTTCCCGTGCGTGACGATCGTCCGCTCCATCGGCCGCGGGTCGACAATCTCCTTCAGCCGCTCGTAGGTGTCGTGCTTCGTGCGGTACTGGGAGCCGTTGTCGGCGGTCGAACTCTCGTTGACCAGCACCACCAGCGCATCCGCCTGCCAGGCGGTGTACTGGCTCTGGTAGGTGCGCCCGGCGAAGTGGTCGAAGCCGATGGTAGAGACATAGCGGGCGCCGAAGACCAGCTTCACCAGCTCGCCAAGCGTCGAGCGGCCGGTGCCGAATTGCCGCGCCACCATGAGGATCGCCGGCCCCGGCACCTCCGGGTGGAGTACCTTGTGGGCGAAAGCCTTCGTGAACCAGGCACGCTCGCCCGGGTCGGGGAGCACCTGCTCGAGCAGCGCGACGCCGCCCCAGGCGTCGCCGCCAGCTTCCGCGTGCAGCTCCGGCGTGTAGGTGTTGACGTAGCGCTTGCCGTGCTCGCTGAAAGTCGGCCGCGCCATGTCAGGGCGCATGCGAAGCCCCTCGACCGTCACCCGCTCGCTGCTCGCCGCCCAGAGGTCGACGGGGTTGATCTTCTTCTCGCCGCCGCGCGGGCCGATCTCGGTGCCGCACCATGGCAGCATCATCGTGCGGAAATTGGTGAGCGTCATACCCTCAGCCGTCGACGTCGCCCAGATCGGCACCACCTGCAGCTGCTGCTGCGGGCAGAGCGCGTAGGTCTGCAGCAGCTTCGCCGCCGCCACCTGGTAGTCATCCTCCGCCGAGAGTTTCGCCCGCCGCTTCGCCTTCTTCTCCTCCTCCTGCTCCGCCAGGCGGCGGAGTTTGGCAGCTATGGCATCCGCATCCAGCTGCCGCTGCTCCGCATCCAGCGGGCTCGCTGAGGCCGGCAGGTGGGTGATGCCGGTGGCGCTGTCCCAGATGGTGATTTCGCCCGTGTGCGACGTCCCTACGAGGCAGCGCGTCAGCGAGTGGCCGGCACCGGGCTCGATGAAGCTCGCCGAAACCCGCAGATCATCCTCCCCACGCCGCTCGCGCAGCTCCTGGAAGGGCACGTCGGCGTCGCCGGTGTTGGTCTCGAAGCGCATCTCGTCAACCAGGTCATAGACGCGCGTCGCCTCGCTCTCACCGCGCGTCGTCCGGTCGATGTGCGACCAGCCGGCCGCCGCCATCATCTCCTCGGCCATGTCGACGAAGGCGTAGGCGATCTCCTTGTCGATCTCAGGCAGCGCCTCGAGCGGCACCGTCAGCGGGCTCAGCTCCTCGCCGCCCTCCTCCTCGAGGGCCCACTCGTAGGCGACCAGCACCTCGCCGCTCTCGCTGCGCGTGTGAGCGCCGAAGGAGCCGAACTGGCGGGGGCTCTGCCCGCCGAATATCTCGACGACGTGGCTGCCGTCCTTGTCGAGATCGGCACCCGGCGTCAGCCAGCGGCGGGTGTGGAGGCGGGTGAAAGGTTCTGTCGTACGACAGAAGAGCGCCAGCTTGCGCCCCTTACCGTAGCGGACGAGCCCCTTGCGCAACTGCGGCCACCGCCGCTCTGCCGCATCCAGAATGTCGTCGGCGAGGGGGTGGTTGATGTCGAGGTCGATGACGCAGAGGCCGTTCTCGACACGGATGCCGGTGTCCTTTAGGCGGCTGTGCTTGCGGCTCCACTCGTCGATGAGCGCCGGCGTCACCTCCAGCTTCGGCCACCCCTTCAGGAGGGTCATCTTCCCTTTGTTCGCGAGAGGGGTGTATCCGTTGGCGAGTAGTTGCTTGCGCAGCTCGGCCACGCTATATGTGGTGGGCATTTGAGTGATCCTCTTCTGCACCCTGGAACGACTAGCCCCGGCTCTCACCAAGCCGGGGCCTTTTACTTTAGACGATCTCCTCGATCGAGCGAACGAAAAAGCGCACCGGCTTCATCAACCGCGGCCGCCGCTCGATCGGCACCAGCTGCAGCTCGTAGCCGAGCGCCTCCGCGATGTCGGTAATGACGCGCAGGCGCTTGACGCCGTTGCGGCCGGTGCGGAGGCCGGAGATCACCGCCTGCCCATAGCCAGCCAGGCGCCCGATCTCGTGCTGCGGTAGCTTGCTGGCGTCCATAACGCGTACCAGGTCGGCGATCACCTGCATGCGATGATGGACAGGGGTCACTTTAGCACGGCTCACGGCTTTAGCACCTCGAAGCGACCGTCCTCAAACTCCTCGCGGGGGCGGAGGGCGGCGGCGAACCTGTCGGAAAGTCCGACCCAGGCCGGATTGGAGCTGTGGAGCATCAGTAGGTCCCTGGCGTCTTCAGCGTCCTTACGCGAAACCACCACCTCATCCCGGCGGGCCCCCACCCCCTCTGCGGCCTTATAGGCGCGGATGGCGGCCTCGGCTTTCAGCGCACGCTCACGCCAGTGGTCGATATGTTCGCCGTTGTACGGGAAGCCACCAAGCGAAACCATCACCGGGGGCAACCCCTTCTCATCCAGGTCAGACATTGTTGGGCTCCTTGGTTTTTTGCAGCAACGCCCACCCAGCCAGTTTTGCGGCATCTTCCATCTTCTCCACACGCTGGCGGAGACGGGTGACTTCGGCCTCGGCGGCTTCGGCGCGGTCGCGTTGTTTCCAGTGGTTCGCCCCCTCTTGGTCAAGGCCGCCCGTCAGCCGGGATACCTCTGCCGTCAGCGCCTCCACCTGCTCTTGGAGAGACGAGAGGGCGGAGGCGGCTTCGCGCGGAAGATCGCCGGAAACCCACGCAGGGAAAGCCAGTGACGCGCCGTCTGCTGCTTCCGCTTCATCCAGCAGCCGTTCCACCAGTCCCGCCTCCGCCAGCCCCTTCTCATCCAGGTCAGACATTGGACAGCACCTCTGCGATCGAGCTACGCTGCACCCAGAAGTGGGCCGCCCCAGCATAGGCGAAACGGCAGACGGCGACGTCGTAGCCGTGCTCGCTGGGCTTCTCACGCGTGGCGACAACCTTCCACAGGTTCTCCGGCGCCAGCTTGAGCAGGTCGCAGTTGCCGAAGCTCACTGTCCCCTTCGCCAGGCGGACGCGAGATCCGATGCCGATGCCGTAGACGTCACGCTGCTCGGCAGACTTAGCCATAGGTATGCCACCGGCATCCTCTGGCCCGTTGAAGGCGAAGCAGCCGGTCCTGCGATCCAGTTCCTCAATGCGCTTGCTCAGGCGCTCCAGGATCCCTGTCAGCTGCACGAGGGCCTTCTCCGTGCTGGTAAGGCGGGCCTCGAAGCCTTCCCTCAGCTGCTGGTTCTCATCCTGCAGCTCGACACGCTCCGCGCGCAGCGCTGCCTCGGTAGCCGTCGGCATTGCCGCGGCTGGTGCCGTGTTCTGGGCGATTTCAAGAAGCAGCACCTCGACGCGATCGCGCCAGGTGTCGACTTCACTCCTGCCTTGCTCGGCGGCAAACTGTGAAATATGTCCAGGGGTACCCATCTGTCTTCACTCCTCTATGGTTGGGTCTTTGGTGTAGTACCAATTCTCGGTGATGGCGACGGCCAGGGGCAGCGTCGCCCGCCAGGCCGGCGCGTCGAGCATGAAGGCTTTCAGGTAAGCCTTCGCGTTGGCGACGGTCTCAGGCTCGTCTTCCACCTCGGTGACGATCTCGTCATGGGTGTGGCCGACGATCGGCATCCAGTCGCCTTGCGCCTGGTCGAGCGCCACCAGCGTCTCCCGCAGGATGGAGCCGGCGACCGCCTGCGTGATGTTCTCGGCGAGCTTGCCGTACCAGAGCGCGCTCCAGCCATAGCCCTTGCGAAACCAGAGGGCGTGGACTTCCTTCTCCTCACCAGTGTCTTGGTCCTTCACCGTGCGCGTCCGGTAGCGGCAGCTCGGATAGACGAGCGGCCGCCCGTCGGGGAGCAGGCAGAAGAGGGTGCCGTCGAGGTAGGCGGGGTCGAAGACATAGACGACGCGGCCGGCGGTGAAGCCCTCGCCCGGATTGCGGATCGCCATGTTGGCGGCGCCCCAGAGGCCGTCCGCCTTGACGACGTCGCCATACTCGTTGGTCCTGAAGGCACCCCAGAACTCGGGGGCCCACTGGTTTCGGCCACGCCAGCTGCCGACGAGCGCCTTCCCAGCTTCCTCGTCGAAGAAGACGCCGTAGTTGGTCGCCATCTTCGCAAGGGCGCCCAGGGCGCCGCCGAAGCCGAGAGAGAGCACCGGCACCTTGCCGTGGCTCTGCCGCTCCGCCTTCGTCACCGCCTCCGCCGGCTTGCCGAGCAGCTCGCCGGCGGTAATCATGTAGATGTCGGGCAGCGA